GCGCCTTCCGGGGCCGCGCAGACCCCCGGGGAGGGGGTTGCTGGGGGGGTGTTTCCGCAGGTCAGAGGCTTGCGGGCATGTGGGCGTTTGCGCAGGTCAGGGCACGTTTCGCGCCTCCAGCTAACTTTCGACCGGTTTTCGATCAGGTGTTCGATCCGCGGGCCTCGGCGCGGGACTTCGGCGCGTGGCATGCCTTGCATAGGGTGCGCATGTTGTCGAGTGTGTCTGTGCCGCCGCGCGATCGGGGTTGGATGTGGTCGGCGTGGAGTTGTCCACTGCCGGGAGTCGCGGTGTGTCCGCAGCTTTGGCAGGTCCAATTGTCGCGCCGGAAGGTGGCTTGCTGCAACCGGTGTGGGACTTTGCGTCCTTGGTGGTTACCCCAGCGGTGTGTGGTGTGTTGGGGACATGTGCCGGTTGTGGTGAGTGTGGTGCAGCCTGCGTGTCGGCAGACCTTAGGCGCGCGTGGCATCAGATCGGTTGGGTGTCGGCAGTCCAGGTGTCTCGTCCGCCGTGTTGCCATGCGACGCGGCCTGGTGGTCGTGGTTGGTTGTCGTTTCTGGTGGCGATCATTGGCGTCTCGTCTGCGTGATCGATGAGGCTGGGCCATGTGTAGGCGATGGTGTGGCCTTGGTGGCGTGCCCATGCGCTGATTGCTTCGTCGATGGGTTTGCCGTTGGGCAGTTGGTTGAGCATGTGGGGTACGAGGTCGGCGTGTATGGCGATTCCGACTGCGTGGAGTAGTCGTCGGCAGGTGAGCCAGTGTGCTGTGGTGTCAGCGGCTTTGGCGATGCGTTGTTGGTATTCGCGGGGTCGTTCTCGCCCGAGGTAGAGGCTGACCACTGGGCTGGGTGCCACTGCTAGCGCTGCGTCGAGCTGGTCGCGGAAGTTGTTGCACGGTATGGCGTCGTCTTCGAGGACCACGAGCCAGTCTGTGTTGTGGCGGGTGAGGTGTTGCCACACTTTGCGGTGGTTGGCTTCGCATCCGAGTGTGCCGTTGTCGATGCTCATGTATGCGGCGCCCACGGTTTCCATGAGCCGGTGTGCTTGTTCGGCGCGTTTGGTGTGGGCCACGATGCCGATGGTGTGGGTCATCGTGGCCTTATGCGTGTGGTTTTCACGGCGACGGTGATGTGTGGTGTGAGTCGTGGTGTGATGCTGCCGTAGTCGTATTCGGGGTCGATGGCGATGGAGCATCTGACCCAGCCTCCGGCTTGGATTTTCTCGACGGTGCCTTCGTGTTCGATTCCGTCGAAGTCAACCCATACGTCGTCGCCGGGTTTCAGGTTCTGGTCCATGTTTATTTGTGCCTCCACCAGCTCCACGGGTTGCGCTCGGTAGCTTTGAAAACTGTTGCGACGCGCGGACCGTAGACGAGACGGTCTGCGTGTTTGGTGTAGGCAACATAGTTGAGTGTGGCCATGTCACCGATGATGGTGCCTTTGGTGTCTTCTTTGTGCCAGATGCGTCGTTGTTGGTCTTCGTGGTCGGCGATCATGTCGTGTGCGAATGCCATGACGGTTTCCCGGTCACCGCCCACGATCCCCGCGTTCAGTAGGGTGCGGTCGGCGTGGGTGTCGATGAACTGTTGCAGGTGTGTGGCTTTGTGGTTGTCGCGCATCCAGTCGATCCCCACAACGGCGGGTTCGTGCCCGATGTACAGCTTCCCGGTTTCCATGTGTTCCCACGGAGGGGTGAGCATTTCGACGTCGGTGCCGTCTACGCACCACACCCATTTGACGTCGGGGTTGGCGCGGAGCCATTGGTAGTACAGGTACCAGCGCGCGAAGTAGGGGTTATCGACTGGGCTGGTGACTCGCTCGAATGACGCCTGCGGGTGGGTGAGTGGGTTGTCGCACAGCACGACGGTTTCACCTCCAGTGATGGAGGTGATCAACGTTTCGAGCAGTTTGACGTCGGGCCGCATGCGTGTGCCGCGTTGCGGGTCGGGCTTGTTCGACAGCAGGCAGGTGAGCACCACACGCCGGTCGGGTTCCACGATGGGGATGTGGTGGCTGCTCGTGTAGTGGTGCTCCCAGTACAACTTGGCATTGCGGGCGGCGACGGCTTTGCGTTCCTCGGTCGGGACGGAACGCTTTACTTCCAGGTGCTCGTCCATGGAGTGGATGAGCTTGTTGGAGCCGCATACGTCGCCATAGCGGAACGAGGTGAGGCCGGCGTTGTAGATGCGATCGGACCACGATGGGTGTTCCCATCCCCAGCCGCCGAATTCAGGGTCGAGGCCGCCGACGCGTTCGATCACGCTGCGGTGCGCGTAGATCATGCAGCCACGCGCGCCGGTGAGTGCGAAGTGTTTCCCGTCGTCGTAGACCTTTGTGACGTCGTTGAGTTTCCGGCCACCGGCGAGGTCGATGAACTGGTACATCAGGTGTGGCTCGGGTGAGTCGATGTAGGGCTGGTACCAGTTGTCGGCGATGGGGTAGCAGTCGTCGTCGAACAGGAAGATGTGTTCGCAGCCGTTGAGGAGTTCTAGGCATTTGTTTTTGGCGCGTGCGATGCCTGCGCGTTGAGGGAACCGATAGGTCGCTGCTGGGTATGGTTCGTCGCTGGCGTCGTCGATGATGACGAGTTTGGCGTTGGGTGTGTGGCGGCGAATTTTGGCGATTGTCTGGTCGGCGATGGTGTTCCGGTTGCGGGTGGTGACTCCGATTCCGATGGTGGCGCCGTTGGTGGTTTCGGGAACGTATCGGGTTCCGTTGATCACGACGTCGGTCATGTGTGGGCTCAGTTCGTCACTCGTACCATTCGCCGCAGTCTGGGCAGTCGGCGTCGCCGCAGTAGCAGATGTTGCGGTCTGTGGTTCGTCCGGTTTTGCGTTCTCGGTGCCGGTTTCGGTGCGGCTGGGCAGCGTTGGATCGGCGTAGTTCGAGTCGGGCGCGGGCAGCGTCATCCATTGGTGCAGTCCAACATCCAGCCGTTCTTGCGTGTGGTCACGCGGATTGTGGTGTCCTCGTGTTTCGCCCCAGCCATCGCGAGGGTGGCGGCTTTGGCGAGCGCCGCTTGGACTAGAAGCATCCACGGTTCGTTGGGGCCTGCTTTTTGTACTGTTGGAATGTCGGGAGGTGTGGTGATCCACTCGCCAGGGTCGGAGTGCATCAGCACTTTCCCGTCAACTTCAATGTGGATCACTGTTCAGCTGCTTTCTGCAGGGCTTTCGCGGGGACAACAACGTCGTTGCTTGTTTTGTCGATGGTGATCGACAGGACAGGCTGGCCCGTGGGTGTGGTGCGGATGTTGATGACGCGGTGCCCGGTCGGTGCGTCGGCTGCTTGCTGGCGTAGTTGTTCGTGCTCTTCGCGTGTGAGGATCACATAGTTTTGGGTGATCGCCGCGGCGAGTGCTTCCGCGACCAGTTTCGGGGTGTCGAGGTGCGGTAGGCCTGCTTCTTCAGCGAACTGGCCGGCGAGTTCTGGGGGGACACTGATAGGTCGTAGTCCCGGCAGGAGGATCGGGAAGGGTTTGGTGTTTTCGTCGCCGGGGTGAACCAGGTTGTTCAGCGTGCGGTTAAGGAAGTCCGTGAGGTCTGTGAGGCCCCGATATTCGTCCAGGTCGCTGTCGCGCTTCTCAAAGAGAGTTCCGTCCGGTAGGAAAAAGGAGTCTGTCTCGGACATCCTTTCCACCGCCACGGCGGCTACTTCGCTTGACAGCTCCCGTAAATGACCTTTCGTAACCCACGGGCTACCGTCCAGGGCGGCGACTACCGACATGAGAACCAGGCCTGAAAAGTCTGCCTGATCTCTCTCGCGGGTCATGTATCTGTCCTTCCGACGGTTCAGGGGACGCCCCGCTCCTGGTTTCTGGCGGGGATCGCCGGCCCGGGCAAGTTGAGGCCCGGAGGACGGATACGTGACCGCCAGCTCATACGTCTGTCGGTGGGTCCGGTCCTCCAGGCGGGAAGCGCCTACACCGGCCATGCAGGGCCGGGGCAGCACTTGGTGCAACGGTTCCTGGGCACGGGTTCTAGAGTGTTGGGGCGATACTCGGCGCAGGGGCAATCGTCAGTCCAGCAATCACCGAAGCCGTTGGAATGATCCATGGGGGTAATGCCCACATTTTGCAGCGGACCTTACCAGTAGTAGACATCGCCACGCCTTTCATCCACGGCCGACCAGTCGAGGTGGCCCGCTCGGGCGCGTTGCATCTTGTTGCGGGTGAAGGCGCGCTCCGCCCTACGAATATCGCGATTCCACCAACTCGGAACCGGGCAATGCTTCATGCCCCAGTCCCACCAGTCGGCGCATTCGCAGTCGTGCGCGCGCCACCCCCATCGCATGGAGTCATCATCAAAATAGAAGTGACTGCGCATGCAGACTTCGTGATGGTGTTTGTAGAGATACTTCTTCTGATCTCTGTACGTGCGGCTCATTACCGCTCCTTCCATTGTTAGTTACCTAACGCATGGAAAGACCTCCCTAATATGCTCATTTGGGATATTCGCCTGCGAGGCCGTCGCTGATTCTGTCAGCCCACCCTTCGCCACCGATTGTGCCCGCACCGTCCTGCAAGTTGATACGCCACGACTCCGGATCAATATCGTTCGGGAGTCGGCAAGCCTTGCTGCACGCCGAGAAACGAACCTTGCTGCAAGGGTCGGGGCACAAGCGGAGGTGTTTGAGCGGCATCAGTCCGCCGCCTCGTACGTGGCTTCGAAGATGTCCGGCTTGCACGGGTAAAACTCGCCCTGAACGCCACGAATGACGTAGTCGCCGCAGCTCGCGCGCATCGTTCCTTCAAGCGTGGGTATCGCGATAGATACGTTCGCATCGGTCGGGTCAGACGGTTTGGGATCGAAGTCCGCTCGCCCGCCGCACCATGCGGCGATCTGCTCGGCACTGTTCATTGAACCGGTGAATCGCATCGCTTCGATGACGAGGGGTTTCTTGCGGAACTTCTGGGGATCCATGCTGGCAACTACTCCTTCACCCGTCCGGACGCGAAACCGGCCTTGCCGTAGTCCGGCTCGCTGATGGTGATCTTGGGCGGGTAGACCTTGTGCGCGAGCCGGATCAGCGCACCGGCGATTGCGCGCCTCACCCGAACCACCAGCACAACACGAACGCCCCGGCCAGCAGCGGCGCGGCGAGCCACCACAGCTGCAGCATGGCTGCGACGGCGGCCCCGAGTCCCGCGAGCAGGCCGAGGCCGAATCCCCAGTCGGTGCGCTCCAGCTCGTCGGCGATACGCGTAGCGCGCCGCGGCGGGGTGAGTGTTTCCCACATGTCGGCAGCGGCGAGTTCGGCAACCTGGCTTGCGTAGCGGATCGAGCGGTCAACGGCGGCGTTCGGTTTGGCATCGGGCGGCAGGTGCGGTTCACCGCGAAAACGTCGGGTCATGGCCGGTTTCTCCTGGGCTGGTTGAGTATGCGTTCAGCGGCGGCGATGATGTCCGGGTTGCCTGCCTGCCGTGCAAGTTTCAGATTGAAATGCGCGCCCTGGATGCGTTCGGTCAGTGTGCGCGGCGCAGGGAAGGTGCTCATGGGTGGCCTCCCCGGAATGAATAAAAGCCCGAACCTGTGGAGGTCTTCGGGCTTTGGGCACACTTCACTTGCCGAACCCATAATGGCATATGAATCTGCATGTCGCAAGCAAGCTAGGGGATGTGGGGGGTTGGGTGTGTCTCTCATTCGAGGACTCCTGCGGGTAGTTCGTAGCCCAGAACGTTGGCGAGGTGCTGGAATAGTTGCGGTCCCCATTCGTGGTGGCAGTTTTGGCAGACGCATCCTGATGGGCCGATTTGGAGTGCGGGTTGTCGGACGGTTTCGCCGGCTGAGTTCTTCCGGTACACGATGGCGGTGTCGCAGGCTGGGCACGGGTTTGGGAGTGACCATTTCGGTGGCGGGTTGAGCATCGTTTTGATGGATTCGCACCAGGCTTCGATCCTTCCGGAGATTTGTTCGATGCCGTGGGTGTCTTGGGGCCGCCAGGGGCGTCGTTCCAGTAGTTGGAGGCGTAGCACCGTTAGTGGTGTGTGTTCGCGGGTGAGGTCGCGTTGTGGAACGGGGTATGGGGGTCCGAACACCCAGTAGCTTGAGGGTTCCCATGCTGCGACGGTGGCGTCGATTTCGGTTTTGAGTTCGACGGCATCGATGCAGAGGGGTGGTGAGGATTGCGGAATGCGGGAGGCGTTGCCTTGGGAGCCGGGGATTTCTTCGGTGAGTTGGTCGTAGAGGGAGTCGCGCCATCTGGTGGCACCTTCGGTGTATTCGGGTTTTGGGTCGATGAGCGCGGAGATGGCGTTTCCGAGTCTGGTTTTGGCGGCGGGGAGGTTGCCATCCTCTGCTGGTTGGGTCATAGGGTTTCCTGAAGTTCGTCGGGTGTCCACATGTTCAAGCAGTTGAGGCATTTCACCAATCCGTCGTATTCGAGTGCGAGCAGGATCATTTCGCAGGAGGGGCATCGTTCGCCGGGGATGAGCCTGGGGATTCGGGAGATCTGTTCTTCGATCTCGTCCATGCGGTTTTCGCGGTCTTCAACAGTCGGAGCGTCGCTTGTGATGGCGTCCGGGGCCTGGAATTTATTGGCGTCGGGACTGATTGGTCGTCGGGATATTGACTTGGGTCGAAGCTCTCCCTTGTTGTGGACTACGTGCGCGACGTTGTATCGCGGCATCTCCGATTGAATCGCTGCTACCTCTGCGGTTTCGAGCTCAGCGCGGGTGGCGAAGTGTTGCATCGTGGAGCGGGCGACTGATTTGAACCATGCTTTGTCGGCGTGGTGTTGGTTGAATCGGCTTCTCGGGTTGTTTGTGATTCCGATGTAGAGAAGATCGTCTTCCGCGTTGTAGAAGCGGTAAAGAATATGAGGTTTGTCGCTCATGGGCACCTCCAAGATTCGGATTTTACCTTGGTGTTCAGCGTTTGTTGGGGTTCATGTGTTTGGGTTTTGTGGGTGTTTCCGCATGGGCGTCGGTGTCGATCGGCTGGGTCACTTCTCAGGCCTCCTAGCTTCGTTGGGTTCAGACTGCACAACCGACCCGACATCGACCGGTTCGGACCAGCCCCCTGCAGCACATGGACTGTGGCACCACGAACAGTCGTCTTCTGAGTCGACGAAGATGTCCGCGACAGCGGCAGCGACAGCGGTCATGTCGAGGCCAGCGCCGGACGCGTCGACCATGCCTATTTCGCGGTCCACGTATGGACCGTCTTGTTGTTCGAGTGCGTTCCAGATGGTGTTTTCGATGTTGTTGATCAACCGGTCGCGGGTTGATGGCGCGGGGTCTTTCCACATGCAGCCGCAGTGACAGCGTTGGTGTCCGCCCATCCATGTGATGCTGTGAACACTCCACGAGTGATGGCAGTGTGGGCAGGTCATTTGTGGTGTCCTTTGCAGTCGGTGGAATGCTCTGTGCGGGGCTGGAAACACGCCGGACAAACAGGGCTCTCAGTGAGGAACCGGGCTTGGGAAGCGAGAATCACGGAAAGGCTCAAGGCTGGTCCTCCAGTTTCGGCATCGGCCAAGGGCGGACCGATCGGTCACGAGGGCACAGCTCCGCGTCCTCCAGTGAGGTGTGCGCCCACGCCAGTTCCTCGTTGGCGTTCGGGTATATCCGGTTCATCGGTTCCCCGCAGTCCATGCAGGGGAGGCGAAGGTTGCTCATTGCTGGTCCTTTTCGGCTAGTAGTTGGGCGATAGCGATCAGAGCGTGAGTGGCCGCTGACTCGTACGCGGCTTGGCGGGCTTCTTCCCGCGCGAACTCGATGTGCTCGGCGGGGGTTTCAGGAGTTTTCGGCATGCGGCTAGAACGGCGGAGCCCAGGCGTCGATCAGGACATCAAACGCAGCATCCGCCATACGACGCCACGCGTCCTTATCCTGCTCTGACAGGGTGTTCCAGGGGAACATGCGGCCGGAGCTGGTGGTTTCGCAGATGGCTTGCGCGGCCCGCTCAATCAGAGCTGCACGCTCAGGAGTAGTCACAGGTGGTTTTCCCTCGCGTGTCGCCGCACCTCAGCCAAAGCGCGGCTGCATTCAGCGGTGTGATTCAGCAGATCATCATTTGTTTGGCTCCGGTGGTATGCGCGGTCCATGGCCTCGTACGCTCTGCGCATCGCTGCATTGATCTCCTTGCGCTTCTGACCCTCGTACCAAAGTTGGTCGCTCATGCTTCCTCCCCTGCGCGGGTCACCAGTCGGCCCTGCGATCATCACGGACCCACACCTCGGGTTGATCGGGCCAGTTCGGGAATCCCCGCCGCTCCGGGTGCCGCTTTTCCCAGTGCTCCCAGGTCATCGACACGGAGGGGGATCGGTGTCCGCAGTGCGGACATTTGAAGGCGGGACGGTCGCTCATTGTTCCTCCCCTGTAGCCACAACCGCAGCCTTCTCCGTGGTCGGGGCAGAACGGATCAAATGAGCCAGGTTCCGCGTGTCCGCCATAGGTGTAGATCGCGCCGCAAGTGCAGTCACCGCCGTAGCGGATGAAGCCTTCGGCGTTGATGTCGCCGCTCACTTGTCTTCCCCCTCGGCCAGTCCGCTGCGATCACTGATCGCGGAAATGCGGGTGATTGTGCAGCCCGAGTCCACCAACGCGCTCACGAATCGCTCGCAGGCGATGATCCTGTGGAGGCGCGCTAAATCCTCGGGCGGCGTAAGTCCCGCCGCGTCCAGCAGCATCGCCCCTAAAAGCTCCTTGTTTTCATACGGATCTCGCCCACTCACTTGTCTTCCCCCCTGGCTACAACCGCAGCGGCAAGTGCGGTGGCGAGTCTCTGAGCAGACCCGGTCTTCAGGTGATTTCGGCCTATCGCCACCCGGATTCCTTGACCATCCGGGCGTACATACCAAGAGTCCTCGTACCACTCGGGGGTGCCTGACATGGACCGAGGCTCGTCGGGTTCGGGTAGTTGGATTACCGCCACACAAGGAAGTCCAAGTACTACGTCGGCGAGCACCTGGCCCGGATCGACACGGGCATCCGATGAGCTGCCGAGGATTCGGTAGTGGGCCTCGCGGAGGGCTTCTGTGAGTACGTCACGTAACTCGCTGGTCATGGTTGTCCTTTCGTGAGCCATTCCGCCCACCCCTGCCCCGCCCGTACAGGCGGTGGTGTGGTGTCCGGGATGATGTGAATATCCGTATGCCCCGTGTTGATCGAGTGACGATCCGCTTTCCACTGAGCGCAATCCGTGCACGACTGGTCCCACACACGGTTGCACTCCCGGCAATGAACCTGAATCACCGCGGAACCTCCCGCCAATCCCGGAACCTGAAAGTCCACAGTGACTCCCCGTACGACACCGGGCGGCCCGCATGAGAGATGGTTTTCGCGAGGACGTGTTCCTCACCGATCGCGGTGATCTCGATGATCGTTTCGCCACGTCCTTTATCGCCGGCAAGTCGGGTTCCGACCTTCCAGCCGTTCTTCCGTGCAGTGTCTGCGTCGCTCATGCCTCGCTCCATCCCGACACCCAGCGGGCCTCGTGCTCAATTCGGACAAGCGGAGAGTCGTCTGCCGGGTCGTGGCAGATTCCCGTGACGGAGAAGACCTTGAGGTTGGCTTCTGCGGCCTCCCTGCTCCGACCCGTCCAGCGGTCTCCAGATTCCTCCACGGGAACCCATTGCTCTTCACGGGTGAGTCCTCCGAGGGCTTTGCTCGATTTCCTCGGCCACGTGCGCCCGCTTGACTCGCTCGATCTCTCGGCGAACTTCCGAGTCATCCAGATCGAAGTCTTCCGAACGCCACCCGCATTCGAGGCAGCACCACCACTCGACCCGCTCGCCTCGCCCCATGCGCATGCCCTCTTCGAGGCGGTGCTTGCCCATCACGTCGGAGATGAGGTTTTGAGCTTCGATGCTCATGCTTCCTCCAAAGAGTCCGTAGGGATGTAGAGCACGCGGGCGGGAAGGAAGTCGATAAGGTCCCCTGGCAGGCTCTCGTCTTGGTCATCGTTGGCCCAATACCAGGTACCCCTACTCGTCTTCTGCAGGGTTCCTCCGTCGTGGGTGAGAATTACGTTATCTGGGGTCATCGTCAGCTGTATCCGCTTGTGCCTTGTTGGGCGAGGTGTCGTAATCGAAAACAACCAACATGTCGGTGTTTCCACTTAGGACGGGGCAATCCTCAGGTGGGTGTACCACTAGGCAGGCAGGACACGAGTGATCCTCAGTGAACGGTCCGTAGTGTTTGGTTGGGATCAAAGCGAAGGTCGACGCCTCATCCTGCGGCCTGGTACGAATCCACCCGCCGTAGTCATAGTGCCACCGGGCGTTGAACCTATCGCGCCAAGCACGATCGCGGTGTTCAGGGCTCAAGTGCTGGACGTCTGATCCATGCTCTGTGGTCGGCATAGTCGTCATCTCCCTACGAGTGTCGGTAATCGGAAACATGTGTGCGCTGTCAGATCGGCTGCCTACCTGGAGAAACGGCGACGATCATCGAATCAACCCCTGATAATCTCAGGAATCCTCTGGGAGCCATTCGAGATCAGCAGTAGTCTCAACCCCCTGGGGCGAAGACGCTCAACCTCGGCTACCAATTCGGCGAGCAGCCGGTAGGACCGGCCCGGTGCGACCGCGACCCGAGACCCCTTCGCCACTTCGTAGTCGACCAGCGCAGCCTTGGCGCGCTCAACAACATCGCTCATGCTTCCTCCCCTGTAGCTGCGAGAACGTCTTCGTAGGTGTCCCACCACTGCGGGCAGTCGTTGCAGAACCACTCTCCGGGCCGAGAGTCGCTGCTCGTTCCGGGGCCGCTTTCTGGCCGCTTGATCACGAAATGGTGCGCGCATGCATTCACCGGCCTTCCCCCTCGGTATCCAGTGCAGCGAGGATGTCTTCGGCGACGTGCTCCAGGAAGTTGTGCCGGATACGCGCTGGCCCAGGCCCGCTATCGCACCACTCGCCGCAGGCGCAGCGCGCCGGTTTCGGGTCCGCAATGAAACTTGCGGGGACAAACTCGTGCCGCCCGAGGGCTTCTGTGAGTGCAGCACGCAACTCGGGGTTGTTCATTCGTCGCCTTTCGGTTCTCGGTTTCTGTCTGTGAGCCGCCCGAAGTGGATGACCCGACCGGGCAGCGGCTTCCCCGGACGAATCGTGTTGCTGCAGGGTGTGCCTTTGGGGGCTTTGCAGATGTCACACGACCGGCACGACACCGCCTCCAGGACACGCGGATCATCCGAAGACGACACAAACAACGTCATCAGTCCGGCCACCTGCCGATAAGCAGGTTGTGTGGCCGGTTGTGTGGCCAACCCTTACCGACACATATGTGCGCCTCAAACAACTCCCACGTCCAGCGTTTCCCACCCCACTCGATGTGAACGAATAACCGATCTCCGTCCACGCTGGCGCTGTCTACCCGTCCGCCCTTCATGAGGAAAGGCGTGGGTCCGTTGTTCAACAGCAGGTCCACGTAACCGGTTGTTGCCAACATCAGATGACCGACTTCGCCTCGGTCTGGTCGGGGGTCGGAGTGTTCGATGACGCCCCAGTCGCATTCCCACCAGTGGCTGCATTGGATCTCTTCGTCCGGTCCGTACGGTCCGGGGCATTTGCATGGTCCGCGCGTTCCGCGGCGAATCTCGAGGCTCACTGTTCGTCTCCCGTTGTTGATTGCGGGGGCTGTACGCCACGCTGGGCGACTTTCGGGGCAAGGTCGGTGTCAGTGCCTTGGGAACCCGCAGAGCGGCTGTCAGCGATCCTGTGCGAATGAGCCGGAAACGCCTCCAACACCTTCAACACCCGCCCCTTCCCATCCCGAACCACACACGGCTCACCCACCCCAGCCCGACAATCACGACACCCAACCCGCAACGCCTCTTGATGAACCGTCGTCCCACGCCAGTCCTTCACAACGCCACACCCAAACCAGCCGACGGTTCTTCATGGAAGACGCAGCGAACCATTCCCTCCGGGGTTTCGATCAACCCGTTGGCATCGCACTCCGTGCAGGCTTCACGAGCAGACTTGATGGCCCGCCTCAACGTCAGCTCATCCCGTTTCCTTGCGGCCGCCCATGACTCGTGTGCCCGACGCGCGTCAGCGCAGTCGCGGCACTTCGGTGGGTTCGAGTGATTGATATGGGCGGGGCAACGCAATGGGGGCTCCTGGTGACCTTCCGTACTTACGTAACCCCCTAAGGAGTTGGAGAAGGAGAAAGGAGCAGGAGTAGGAGTAGCCCCGGGGTTAGACGGGGGGTTAACCCCATCCCCCTGCTTAACCATTGGACCGGGGGTTGGACCGGGGGTTAGCGGGGGGGTTGGACTAGGGGTTGAACCGGGGGTAAACGGCTCCAACGTGGCCGGATCAATCGCCTTCTGAGACAGCAGTTCCTTGACTGCATCCCGCTGCCACCCAGCCGACACGATCACATCACTGTTGGCTTTCGCGTCAGCCTCATTGCGGGCCTTGATCTTCTGTACCTCATGCACCACAACCCCGCGCAATGTCCTCGACGCCAACGCTGCCCGCGCGTTAGCCATCGACACAGCCATGTTCGGTTTCCTCCACAACCCGTCGTGCTTGATCCACGACCTCAGAAGAAACTCATCGGTGTTGGTGTCGATGATCAGGAACAGCTCGCGGGACAGCTCTGCGGCGGCCGCCTCGACGGCCTGAACTGTCCATCCCTTGGCCATCGCGGCGATTCGGCCGGCGTGCCATTCCCCCGAACCGCAATAGGACAGTTGCGGGCTCGTCCACAGCACGAAGTACAGATGTTGGGCTGGCGGGGTGAGATCTAACCAGTCATCATCACCCCAGATAGCGAGGTTGATTTCCGAGTGGTCCTTGCCAGTGGCTTTCCTTCCCATCAGGAATCACCTCCAGGAATGACTTGCAGCCGATCCCTCTGGACCTGTCGTTGTGCCTCACGGGCTCGCCCCGATCGGTGCTCGACGTGGTCACACACCGACTTGCCTCGGTATCCGGCGTGGTCGCAGAGACCGCAGGCGTAGATGGCATCCCACCGTGCCCGACGAGCCTCAGCCTCCCGATCGCGGACCACATTGGATCGCCCGAACAGTCCGCCGAAAACGTGACCGGTTGGTTCTGGGGAGAAGAGATCGGACAGAGAGGATGAAGGCTCCGGTTCCGGTTTCGGATTCGGTTCCGCGAAGGGATCCTGGATCACCTTCGGTTTCGCCCGAACAACGTTGTGCAAAGGGTGCTCAACCTGGATGGCGCGGCGTTCAGCGTTCTCCAGTTCCTCACGGGTGTTGTAGTTCTCGATGCTGATTCCAGCGACGTGGTCCCACCAGTCTTTCGAGTCCCTGTGGGATTTGAACCGTTGTGGCGGGTTCATGGTGATTCCCACGTACAGCAGTTGCCCTGTCGAGCTGTAGAAGCGGTAAAGCACGTGGGGCATTCAGTCCTCCTCTTCGTCTTCTGTGCCTTCGAATCCTGGGCATAGGCACTGCGTGTATCGGGTCATGTCATCCGCATCCACGCCCAGCCGGGTTCGGCATTGTGGTGTGTGGGTGGAGCGGGGATGATCACACAACAGGCACGTCATGAGATTCCTCAACGTGTGCTCGGTGGTCGGCGAGGGCGTGGTGTCGGCGGATGAAGTGTTCGGCTTCGTCGGTGGTGGTGAATTCGGCGGTCACGGGGCGGCCTTGGGTGCGGGCGCATTCCGTGCAGGCGACGGTGATCATGCGGCTCCCCGTTTCCGGTAGGGACCGGAGCACTGCCAGTACAGGCCTGGAGGACAAGTGCGTCCGAGATATTCGTATCGGCGTGCGATCGTCCGTGCGGACATGCCCATGCGTTTCGAGGCCTGTTCGATGGACTCTCCGGTTCGGAGCAGGAACTCGAACTCTTCGATGTCCAGTTCCGCTATCTCCGGGGTGATTTTGATGCTCATGGGACCTGCCAGTTGATGGTGTCGCCTTGCTGGAGAATCTGTTCCAGGTATTTGACGGCGGTGACGGTGGAGTTGAAGCATTTCGGTGGTTCGGTTCCACCGGTGACGATGTAGTGGGGCCACGTCCCCGAAACCGTGTACATCACCTGAACAGCCCCTTCACGAGGAAGTATGCCAGCGACGGGGGTCCGGTGAATGCGAGGACGATGTAGGCGATCGCTTCGAGTTGTTCTGGTGTGAGGTTGCTCATCGGTTCTCCTGTGTGGGTCGTGGTTTCGGTTGTGCGGGTGGTCGTGGATGCCCCCACGCGGAACGGTGCGAACGGCGACGGGCACGGAACCACAACATCGACTCGACGGTCATGACGCGTCATCCAAAGCGTCCAAAAGTGTCGGCACCGACATCTCCGCGTCCAACGCGCGCATATTGTCAACCGCAGTGCGCCAATACGAGGGCTTCAACTCAATACCGATCGCCCGCCGCCCCAGCTTCACAGCCTGGTACAACTCAGAACCAATACCAGCGAACGGTGTCAACACCAGCTCGCCAGGATTCGACCACAACCGCACGCACCGCTCGACGAAACCAAGCTGGAGAGGGCAAATGTGACGCTCATCCGCGGACTCCTTCGCAACCTTCGTGTTCAGAGTGTCCGTTTCACGAATCCCGTACCAGACCGGGCAAATATGCCCATCATCGCTGAGCCATCCCCCGTCGTGGTGATCAGTCCAGATCGGAGATGCCCACTCGATCCACTCATCATTCGTGACATCATTCTTAATCGGCACCGCATTATCGCCAGGCTTACGGAACAGCAACAGGTAATCCGCAAGGGCAGGGCGTGTAGCCGCACTGTCACGGTTCTTCGTCGCGAACGCCAAAGCATGCGAACGAGTCCTAATCGACTGGGCCTGAGGGTCTTTCCACACTGTCACCTCACCGTTGAAATACCAGCCCGCGTTCTGGAACGCGGCGATAACTTGCCCACGGAAGTCAGTCATGCCCATGTAGCCGTCAGATGCCTTCGTTGTGGTCAACTGCTGAACGTGGATGCACGCCAACCGGCCAGGCTTCGTGACCCGCAACTGCTCCCGAATGATGAATCCGTAATGTTCGAAGAACTCTCGGCGGCTGGCACTGTTCCCCAGGTCGCGCACCGACGGACTGTAGGTGAACAAACTGGCGAACGGAGGGGAGCAGACCGACAAGTCGACTGTCTCACTTTCAATTTCGGATAACCGTTCGCAACTGTCCCCCAGCAGGAGTGTCCAGTTCTGTCCGTGTTCTTCACCGGTGATGTAGTCGGTCATTCCGATTTACCTCTCCACTCTTCGCATCTCTTCGACCAGCGCGCGTGTGATATCGCTGGCTTGCTGTTCTTTGCGTGCGACATTCGCCGCGATCTGTGATTCCAGTTCTGAAACAATGACGTGCGCATACACAACCTTGGTTTGTCCATACCGGTAGCAGCGCCGGATCGCCTGGTAGTACTGCTCGTAGCTGTCGCCCATCCCGACGAACGCCATGCGATGGCAGTGCTGGTAGTTCAGGCCCTGCGATGCGATGCTCGGCTTCGTGATCAGGACTTCGAACTGGCCGTCTGCGAATCCCAGTAGGAGCTGCGCTTTCTCGTCCGGGTCCAGTGACCCGTGAACGTTGACCGAACCTGGTACCGCCGCTGCCAGCGCTTCAGCTTCAGAGTTCAATCCGCACCACAGTATCCACGGGCCGGGGTTGTTAGCGACCAGCTTCGCGGCGCGATCAACGCGGGCCTGCAACGTCTTGCGGCGCAACTCTGCGCGGCCTGTCACACCGCCTATGTCGGTGGCGAACAATTGCCCCTCAACTTCGATGTCGGCGTGGACTATCTCGGGAATGACCTCCAGCCCGGGCAGTATGTATCCGGTGTCATCGCCCCCAACGTCGGACGGTTTCGTCAGTGCGACAGCCCATTGCGCCATCCACTCGATCATCGGTTTACGGGCGTGCCCTTTAAGTCTCCATCCGTCTGAGTCGTGGATGAAGTAGGCAGCCAGCATGTGTGTTCTGGACATCCGGCCGAGCCATTCAGCTTGGTTGGTGAGTTCTTCGGGATCGTTCGGCGCTGGGGTAGCCGAGCATGCAAGCCGGTGCGGAATCCCGGAGGCCCATTCGATGAGCATCGTTCGGGTTTTTCCGTCTGACTGTTTGAGGATGCTTGACTCGTCTAGCACCACGGCATCGAACATGTCGGGTATGAAGTTGTGCAGCCGTTCGTAGTTGGTGACGATGATCTGCGCGCGGCGGAACATGTCGGGGTCGGGCTCGGCGATGTATTCGGCGGTCACATCGAGTTTGCTGGCCTCGCGGACGGTTTGTGCGCATACGGCCAGTGGCGCGACGATCAGCGGGCGGTCGCCGGACAGCCGTGCCCATTCGAGCTGCATCACCGTCTTTCCCATGCCAGTGTCGGCCCACAATGCCGCTCTGCCGGTTCGCACCGCCCACCGCACAAGGTCCTTCTGCCAGGGGTGCAGCATAGGATGCATGTCGGCCAATGAGACCTCGCTTCCAGGCTGCTCGACAAGAGCCGTCTTGCGCGCCAGGAACTCTGCGTAGGTAGTCATTGTGTTGCCTCCACAGGGTTAGGTATCCGGTAGGTGTTTCCGTCGTCGTCGAGCAGCACCCATTGGCTGCGGTAGAGGACGGGAATCTGGATGGGGGATTGGGTTTGACGAACAAGCCACCCGTCAGCGAAAGCTTGCGTCCGATAGGACTCCGCCCAACGATGACAAGCACCACAGGCCCACAGCCCGTTGGACGCCAGATTGGTGTCATCGCGGCGAGATCCGCCAAGACCACGGGGCCTGCGATGGTGTGCAGTAGCGTCTGAGGCGTACTCACCGCACCGTTCACAACGACCGTGAGCACGCTCCCAGATCAGTTCCTTGACTTCCGGGGGAAACCCCGTGAACCGGCGACTCATGATGCGTCCGCCTGCCTGGCTTCCAACTCCTGAGCCCGCGCCGCCAACGCCTCCTGAACAGTAGGACCGTCAGCGGCACCAACATTCAACAACTCACCGGCCTTCGCGTCCCGCCACAACCCGGTCAACACATCCCGGGACTCCGCCGCCGCGATCAAATCCATCAGCTCCAACACCCGATCCTGAACCGACTCCAACTCCCGCACATGAGCGGTCTTCGGGTCGCACTTGAGGATGTCGAACACCAGCTGTTCCAGCGTCAAATCCGGGACACGGCGGGGCTTGTCTTCGCCTGGAATGATGCCGGCGTGGACCGATCGGGCGCCGATGATTTGCGGATGCTCACCCCTGTTGAGCCTGACCCACACTGAGGCGTCGAACGCCAGGTTCTTCTGCCCCTCAACCTTCCATGTCCGCTGCGAGGTGGGTTTTCCGTTCTCCATCGCCACTTGATCAGCACCACGGGCGATCATCACCACGATCCCGGGAAACCGCATCAGGACCCGCATGAGTTCCTTGTGTCGGGCAGTGGCTAGATTCCACAGATCGGTGGTGATCTGAATTTCCGCCTCGGGATCCTTCTCCAGTTTTTTGCGGTTCGACTCACGCCTTCGGGCTTTTGTGTCGGCCCACTCTTTGAGGTCGTCCCATTCGGCGGTCATCGAGTCGATCACCAGCACAACGGGTTTCTCCCCGGCGTCGATGGCACGCTGGGCTTCGTCTCGGGCGGCGCGGACTTGCTCCATAATGGAGGTCCATGTGCCGTCGTGTTCGATGACTTCGTAGCGGGCACCGGGGATTGCCCCGTACTCGTCGGCGGCACCTTCAGCCCAGTCGATCCACAAGGTGCGGCCGACCCTGTCCGAAGATGATAGGACCGCTGCGGCCCACGATTTCCCGGCCTTCTCACCTCCTTCGACGAGGATGAGCGGCCATGGGACAGCGCCGGTTGGGGGACGGGTTTTGAGGGTCATTGTTCGATCTCCTTCAACCCGGACACCCCGAGAGCGCCCCGAGCCAACAACCCAGCGATCGTCACATCCGAGTCATCCGACAACTTCACAATGGGATACGGGGCACCCTCAACAACATCGATCAACCCATCGATCACAACCCCATCGACGTCAACGAACGCACCCTTCTTCGCTGCGTCGTCCAGGAGTTGTTTGAGGAACGCGGGTCGTACGCGTTCTTCGACTTCAATTTCGGTGGGGTAGTTCGCTTTCACGTAGGCGAGCAGTGCCGTTTCGGATGTGACTTTGGCGGTTTTGCGGCCTTTCGCCATCGACACGTGTCCGATGACTTGACTGGCGACGACGGCGGCTTTCCGCTCCCCCGCCAACAACCCGAGTTGTTGTTTGGCTTCTGCTTTCCATTGCTTTAGCCGGTCTTCCAACCACTTGCACAACGCCAACGTGGCAGTCGGATCGCTCATGCTGCTGTCCACCTGTCTGCGATCCTGTCCAACGACCCGATCACCGCATCCACACGGGACAGGGCCTTGTTCACCACATCCAGGTTCAACTCCAGCGCTTCGCGGTCCAGGAACTGCAAAGGCGGCCCCTCAGACAGCAACTCATGCAAAGCGCACCGCGCGTCATCAAGGGCGGCTGCGCCGGCTTTCGCGTCGTCCCTCGCGGTAATCACCCGTGTATCAACAACCATCAGTTTTCGTCCTTGTCTCGATATTCGGAGCAGTGGCAGCGTTCATGTCCGGCGGGGCCGTGGTAATTGGTGGCGTCACAACCCGTGTCCCACCTGCCGCGGAACTTGTCCCACTGGTAGCGGTGGAAAGACCGGTTGTGGCCACACACGCACATCACGAAGCCTCCAACCAGCGGAACTTCTTGACCAGAGCTCTGAACTCAGCAGCCTGCTTCTTCGACCACCCGTAACCAGGGAAATACTTTTCGACCGTTGTCCGGCTCACCCCCAACGTGCGGGCAACCTCCCGATACGGGGCACCGTCATCAAGCAAATATTGGGCGAAATCTTTCTGCTCCTGGCTCAACGGAACAAACTGATCCGGCGACGCCAAACGGGCATCACCAGCCGCCCGAACCCGAACCACCGTCCGAGCCGAACAACCCACCACTTCCCCAATATGCTTGGCGGAACACCCCTCACGAGTCATCAACAGGATCGTCTGCACCTGCTCTGGGGTGAGCCTGTTCCCGTTGCTCATGCCACCTGATCCTCACCGATCGCTTTGAGCAGAGGACGCCGTTCCTTCTCCGACAACCCCCCGAACACCCCGTAGTTCTCGCGGTTCGCCAACGCGAACTCCAAGCATTCGACCCGAACCTCGCACCGGCTGCAGATCCGTTTGGCTGGCTTCGCGCTTCTACCCTTCTCGGGGAAAAACACTTCGGGGTCCACTTCGGCGCACCGTGCCAGGTCACGCCACGCATGCTTGTCCTCCACCGCTGCGGCGAGCATGAACGACAGATCGAGCAGGGTCATGCAACGGACTCCAGTTCTGTGATCCACGCGAACGGGTCTTCAACATCTGGCACACCGGCAAGTGCAGCCATCAACAGTTGAGTGCGTTCGGTTTCCGGGAGGCTTGTCAGATAGGCCCACACGGGCAGGGAGTCACCGCTACGGATACGCCGAGACAACCAGATGACTGTTGCAGCGATACGGGATTCCCAATCCGTCTCCGACAGTGGGCATTCCTGAAACAGCCTGTCTGGGTGGGCTTCCATGTTGCCATCGGTCGTGACCCACGCGTCCTCCCCGCACACCGGGCAGGATTGCAACTTTGCTGCAGGCAGTTCAGCCCTGTCCCGTTCGATGGTGCGGACCGTGCAGTGCGCCCTGCGCGCCAACTCCACTTCGGGGAGTTTCGGGCGCCGCCGCACCAGCATTCGGCGCTCTTCGGTGTTAAGCCGCATGGGAGTTCCGTTCACGGCGCATTCCACGGCGAACCAGTCGATGCTCACGCGCCCCACCTCTGCGCCCGTCGGCACTCATTCGAGCAGGTCTTCGCATACGTGCCCATAAACTCGCCGCCGCACTGCGTGCAGATCTTCAGGGATGGTTGTGACCGCAACGCATTCGCGGCGCGTTTCTTGCATTTCTGCGAGCAGAACCTTGCCCTGTGGGTGACCGGCTCGAACACCTCACCGCACTGCAAGCATTCCTTCTCCGTGAACCGTGCTGGTTTCACCGGTGCCAGCTCGCCACGCTTGATGCGGGCACGTTCCTTCTCTGAGAAGCCGCCCCACACGCCGGCCTCGTTGTGCTGCAACGCGAATTTGAGGCATGGCGCTTGGACAGGGCAGGTCCAGCAGACGCGGCGGGCGGCGTCGTTGACGTAGTGGCCGGATTCGTTGAGGAACCAAATGTCGCCGTCCTCATGGGTGCAGCGCGCGCGGGAACGCCAGTCGCTGGTGTGGACTTCAGCCAGCTGAATGAACGGGGAGTTCGCCATCACACCCACCCCGTCCCGGTCAGGTGTTCAGGGCAGAACGATGCGGTTGCGGCACCAACGAAATACCCTGAGTCATACAGGTTCAGGTTGGAGTTGTTGGACACGAAGACTGAGGCTTCGTACATGGTGAAGCCGGTGTCGAGGACGTCGCATACGGCTTTGCCGGCGTTGATGACGGCCGGTTTGGAGCTGTAGGTGATGCCTTCGGAGTCGAGTGCCATCACGAACGCGTCGGACGTGATATCTGCTTTCGCTGCGGGTGCGGCGAGTCCGGGGCCGATGATGCCTGCGGCGATCAGCAGCGGCATCGTCCACCAGTAGCGCCAGGACTTCTCGTTGCGCCTCATGCTGCTTCTCCTGTCGTGAGGTAGTCGCGCAACAACGCCACGACGGCGTCGCCGTTCATCTGCTCCCACACCGTGGGCTCGTTCTCCCAATGCACCGGCGGCAGGAACGGGCGGAACCACGACACACTCTCGGCGTGGATCAACACCAGCTCCGCCAGGTCCTCCAGTTCCTTCAATAGGTCCAGGTCAGCCATGGGGGCGTTGCGGGTGACGGGCAGGTCGGCCCAGTTTGTTTGGTGGTTGTCCCACCATGAGGGTTTAGAATCTCGATCTAGCATCGGAAGTGCCTTTCATTGGTTGCGTGTTTCCGGTGTTAGGGCCGTCGCCTCCTGGCGTGGGGGTGGCGGCCCGCCTGTCTATCTCGGGGTGATGCGGTAGCTGTCCAGCAGTGATTGGGCGACTACTTCGGGGCTGACCCCGTAGGCGCCGGGCGCGGTCGTGTACCACCTCAGGTGCAACTCCAGGTCCGCGCGGCTAACTTCGGTGCGCTGGCGGATCGCGGCGAGTTCCTCCGCAGTGACGGTGTCCAGGAACTCCTCCAACTCCATGAACTCGTCATCATCGAGGAATTCGCGGGCGAAGCTGCGGCAGCACTGCTTGGTGGAGTCGATGGCGTCGTGTATCCACTTTGGCGAGTTCGGCCCTACCTGCTTGTGCAGTTCGTCCCAGCCGTTGGATGGTCCCGGCGCGGGGGGCGGGGGAACCATGCCCGCGCCGGGACCAATGTCACCCACCGGAGTGGGTGACGGGTCTGCCCAAACCCAACGTTCGGCAGACGACTCGTACAACAGATCCAGGCAATCACACTTGCTGCACGGATCGATGAATCCGCCTACCCGGTAGTGGTCCTCACGCAGGTGACCGCAGACGCACGGTGCGGGTTCGTGGACTTCCACTTCAGCTTCAACAGCCGCAAGACAATCCCCGTAGTCCAGGCCGATATCCCGACCCAACGCATTGTTCATGGCCTGACGCTCCAGGCGCGCCAACCACGGATCCACCACAGCACCCACCAAGGCGAGCCCGTCATGAATCACGTTGTTAAACCTGGCATTCAAACGCTCAACAAGATTCACGCTGTTTCCCCTAGTTCTTGTAGCCGGCACCGCAGACGGGCGTTCTCTTCACGCAACGCCTCCAACTCCGCAGCCTCACGCATCTGCTTTGCGTCGAACTCCGCCAACGCTTTCCACAACCCAGACGGGCGAACTTCACCCGACAGTTGACACACACTCCGATGCTTAGGAGCAGACGTACTCACGCGGACCTCGGCTCATAGCTACGCGACTTCATCCACTCATCAACCTCATTCAGGTCAACACGCGCCTCCCGACCGTTACCGATCGGATATGCCTTCAACCCATCGTTTTTGACGGCCTCCCGTATCAGCACGTCTGATTTCAAGCGGAGGTATGACGCGGCCTCTTTGAACGTGGCCCATCTGGGAGTGCTCATTTCGCATCCTTCGGTTTCGACTGGAACAAAGGCTTCTTCGGCTTCGGGAAATGCTGAATCGGAGGCCGCGGGCGAAGAATGAAACGTCATCGCGTCTCCCTCATCGCGTTTCGGATGATGGTCAGCTGGTCGATCAGATCTGTGAGTTCATCGGCGGTGAGAAGGACACCGGCGTCATTTCGGTAACCGGCAACATTGAGGTAGGCCAGGTCGGTTCCGTCGTAGTTCCCTAGACCGATGGTCACACCGCCGTTTGACTTTTTGATCAGACGCTGAGGTTTTGAGTAGAAAGAGAACGTCATGACGCTGCCGCCAACCTTGAGAACCAGCCCGGAAGCTTCCCACCACCACGGCCCTGGTTGTAGGTCTCGACAGTCGCGGCGGCCACACCTTGCGGAGCTGACACCCCATGCGCACTCTTGATCTGCTCAGCACGACCAAGCAACCCGTTAACGCCGCCGTGCTTTCCTGCCAGCTTCGAAACCAACCGCTCCTGGTCAAACACTGTTTCGTAATTGGCGACGAACAATCCGACACCCTCGATCACCTTCGCTGCGAACCCAGGCATCCCATAGGCGTCACGAATGATCTGGATCGTCACTGCCAACCCTCGCGGACCGGCGTTCTCATACACCTTCTTGAGCGCTCCGACTGATCCGATCCCGTTGGCGCCTTTGCCGATGGTCATGCCAGCAGCACGAACGATGCGGTCGATATCGGTCTCAGTCTCACGCCCAGCGACGACCGACACCTTGAACTTGTCCATGCCGTTGACTGGCTTCACATCGTTGAGGGACAGGAACTTTTCGGCTTCCTGCTCCTCGGTCAGGTTGTGATACGTCCAGCACTGAACTGACTGGTCTTCGTATCCCATCTGAATAAGGGCTTTGACGCGGTGCCCGCCGTCGATGATCCAGAAGATTCCGTCACGCTCGTTGACAGTGGGGGTTCCGAATTTGTCGGGGTCGAAGTTGGATGCAATGTGGTCGATGTGTGATTGTCGCTGTTCGCGTTGGGCTCGGCTGGACACACGCATCTGTTCGACTGGAATCCACTGAAGGTGCTTGTCGCCGTGAGGCACACGGCCTTCGTTGACTGACTTGCTCACTGTTGGTTAACCTTTCTGAGGAAGCTTCGAATCGTTCCCAGCGAGTCGAAGATGATGGTGATTTCTTCCGCGAGTTGTTCCTTGTCAACCTCGCCCGGGTCGATGTCAGCGACGCTTAGGGCGAGGTTGGCTGTTGTTACGGACAGCATTTCGATCGTGCGGCGTGCACGAGCGGTTTTTTTCGGTGCGGGTGCGACCTCGGCGTCGATCAGCGGATCGTCGGCATCGATGGCTTCTTTTTTGGGCTGCGCCTTAGTTTTTGCTTTACGCGCCACGTTCGCGCGAGACAGGTTGCCCTCTTCACGGGCCTCGGTGATGGCTTCCTCGAACTGCTCATCTGAGACGCCATCGGTCATGGCGTAGATACCGGTAGATCCGTCGTGACCATGAAGTTCAGACTTCTTGGCAAGGGACTCGGGGCTTATCAGATCATGTTCGACATTCGACTTTGATATCTTTACTGTCGAACCGCCACGCTCATAGTCCTCACGCGGACCGCCGCCCTGTCCGCGCACGAGAACCTCTCCGCGCGACTGCCCTTCGCGGATGGCAACACCAAGTCCACGTTCCGCTCGTCGCACGAATTCCGCTGCGTCAAGCTGGAACTCCTTGCCCATGCGGACCTGCTTCGCGATCGTCTCAATTGCCGACGCCTTCTTTTTCCACTCCACAATCTGCGGAAGATCATGCGCAGCAATCGCAGCCAAAAGACCAGTGCGCGAATGCGACAGAATCGCCGTTATAGCCGCGGCTTGCGCTGCACCGTCCAAGTTCTGGAGCGCGCTGACCTTCGTCTGTACATCCGGGGGGAGAACATCGACACCACCGATAGCGCGGATCACGTTCCTGTCTCGGCGGCGGTGGGTGTCGGAGGTAATCACCTCCACCCCATCCGCGGTAAAATGATCGGTAGACATTCCGATCCTTTCCGTTTGTCTCTGCCCTCACCTGCTGCACACAGGTGAGGGCTTCTTCTTATGCAGCGGGGTTTTTCTGCTCTGCTGGCCGCTCCAATACGGAGACGGGAACCTTGAGCGCGACGGCGAGCTTCTTGGTGACGGTGGCGTTCGGCCACCGGTCACCGTTCTCAAGCTGGGAGAGGTAAGGGGCGGAAACTCCGCTTTCGCGGGACAGTTCGGCGGATGACCAACCTGTGCGCTCACGGATGACCCGGAGTTCCTGCCACACCCCGTAGGACTGTTTGACCATGCCGCCAACTGTACTGCGAACAAGTGCAAACCGCAAGAGTTCGCGCGCAGTTCGCGCCAACAATGCTGTGACCTGCAATGTTCGAAAACTACAAGCGCGTAACTGCAAAGAATCAGGGTTGTGCAAGCAGTGGACTTTGCACCTGTTTGCACGCGAACATGTAGGCGTGAACGAGAACAAGGAACACCGCGAAGACTGGCCATTCGGGCCAGAACTCAAGCGGCACAGAGAGCGCGTCGGGCTATCTCAGCGCGAAGCCTCACGGCGCACAACGCCACCAGGCAGCGACAAGCCCGCCGTCAGCGCAGGACGGTGGAAGCAACTGGAAACGGGGTGGCAGATCAACAAAGGGACACTGATCCCAATCGGAACGACCGCATCCACCGTGGCCGCCGCTGCCCGAGCTGTCCAATGGGATGTCAACGAAGCTCTGGCGATAGCCGGATTTCAACAGTCAGACATTCCACCGCCGCTACCCGAGCCGGCGATAGTCCGCTACTCAGACGAAGAACTTCTCGCCGAAGTCCGGCGACGACTAAAGGAGGCACGAAATGTCATGGAAATTGCGCAGACGACGCGAACACCGCGCGAAGCGCGTCAAGACCAGGAGGGCGACCTAGACGCCGCGACCAGTGACACGACGCAGCCGAGCCAACCTCGGGCCGGCGAAACAGTTGGGGCGGAGATTCGCGACCACATCGCCAGGAGCGTCCGGGCACGTCAACGCCGCAAGGACTAGACGTGCCCGCCGCAACGTCCATGTTGTTGGCGGACACTCGTCCATCGCGTTCAGAATCCGCACCAGCAGAGTGTCGAGTTCGTCATCAAACATGGGCTGCACCTACCGAAATCACCAGCACCGGTCACCCCTCGCAACCGGATGCGTAGACGCTAACCGAAAATTGCCAGAGCTGACACAGGAAGCCCAAACATGGGAATGTCACGATCAGATAACGCCAGTGCGCGCAAGTTAGCCACCAACACAGAAAGACCACTACCAGATGACCACCAATGATCGCGCTGTGTCACCAGGGAAGGTGATGGTCACCGCGCTCGCTGTGCTCGCCGTCGTAGGCATCGTCTCCACCCGCAACAACAACGACGATGACGCGCCGCGAACCGCCACATCCACAACCACCACCCCACGGCCCAACCCGTACCGCACCATCCCCGGCGACGGCACCCACAACATGGGCGGCGCAGACGGATACGACTGGGGCACCTACACCGCCACCATCCCACCCAGCTCCCCCGGCTGCACGTGGGCGGTCGTCAGCATCGCCGACTACCGCGGCGGCGAAACACTCCGCGAAGGTGAAACACCATCCGGCACCGTACGCGCGAACATCCAACCCGATGGTGTCGCGTCGTGGACCGGCACAATCAACGGGGATCACCGGATCGTGTTCCGCACGAGCGGCTGCGGAACTTGGACCATGACGGAATGACCACCCGCCAGAACGCAAAAAAAGCGCCCTGCCGGGGATGGTGAATCCCTCGGCAGGGCGCATTTACAGTCGGTCGCCTTATTTTGTTTCTAACGCAAACGTCGATGGGAGTAGCCCGGACAGCCCCTGCATGGCCTCCAGATGCCTCGCCCGGTCCGCATGCGCATAGATCCGCTGCGCATCCACACTCGCATGACCCAAGATCTCCATACGCGTTTGCTCATCCACACCCGCTGCGCGCAGCAATGTCGACGTGGTGTGCCGCGAGTTGTGCGGCGGCAACGACTCGGTTGGACCGATCACCCCAGCAGCGCGGAACACGCCACGCCACACGTCGTAGTCCGAACGGGGATCGATCGGCTTCCCCTCCTTGTGCCACACCAAGCCGTGCGGATTGTCGGTGCGGAGTTTCTGCATCGCCACATACAACGGCGGCAACAACGGCACCTCACGCCAACCAGCATCCGTCTTCGGCCGGGTGAACAACAACGACCCCTCACATTCCTCATACTCGAAATGCGCCGGCAGGTCCCACCGGGACTGCGGGCATGCCCATGCCCGTGTCTTCCCGCAAGGCCAGTACGGGGGTTTCTTGGGCATACGGTCGGGCCTGGCCAGCGGTGACGGTTCGGGCAGAGGATCCCCACAGCCGTGGACGCGGGTCTCCGATTGCAACTGCCAAGCGATGGTGATCCACCCCTGAGCGGGGTTGTCGACGTAGGGCCAGCGCAGACCGAGGAGTTCCCCACGGCGGGCGCCCGTCAGGAAACCGGCGGCGATCCGCACCGCATCCGGTTCGTCGCACACCTGGAACGCGGTGTGGATGATGTGCTGCGCCACGTCCGCCGGGAAGCCGTTGCGTTTCTTCTTCCGGTACTCAGGTTTGTCCACCAAGGCGGCCACATTCCTGGTCGCCACACCCTCCGCTACCGCATCGTCCAGGGCTTTATGGACGATGACATGGACCAGCTCGGCGGTGCGGGAGGCCCCGATCTCGGAGTGCAGGTCCCGCACATGCTGCGGGGTGAGTTTGTCGATGCGTTTCGCGCCGAGGATCGGGTTGATGTGGTTGTGGATGGCGGCCCGGTAGTCGTTGAGGACGCCGGGGCGGACTTTACGTTTGGCGTGGATGTTGTCGATCCAGTGCAGCATCCACTTCTCCACAGTTGTGGATGAGGTGGTGGCGATGCGGCCCTCTTCGACGTCGCGGCGGAGTTGTTTGAGTTTGGCCATGGCGGTGTTGCGGTCCACGGAGGACACCCATTTGTAGCGGCGGTTGCCGTTGCGGTCGGGGGGTAGTTCTACTCGCCCCATCCATTTGCCGTCGGCGCGTTGGAAGAACGCTCCGTCTCCGCGGGTTCTGCGCTTCTTGGTTGCCATCGTTTCCCTCCCAGGGGGTCACCCTACGGTTCACCCTACGGTGCTGCGCAGCATTACGCAGAATTGCGCAGTATCGGGTGTCTACCTGCGGGTTTGACAACGTTTCTCCTGGTATGCAGCCTATCAACCGCTGACTCTTAATCAGCGGGTCGGGGGTTCGAAACCCTCACGGCGCACAGGTCAGAGGCCATAAGCCTCAGAGGGGATCACCCTAAAGGTAACCCTATAGGGGTTTTCACTGGTCCTACATGTCGTCGCGCCGTCGTACTCTCTTTTCATAGGGGAGCATGAGGATCCAACTGAGCTTGCTGTGCCTTCGATTGAGCGGTTGAAGCATCTGGAGCGTCGGCGGACAGCGATCACGGTTCCCAACGATGGCTGAAAGAAGGATGAAATGACTGCAGCTACTGACCGCTACGAAGCTGTGATGTGTGGTGGTTGTGAGGTGAAGTCGGATGACGTCGTTTACGGCATGTGCACCGCTTGTGGTTCTGTTGAGGTCGCGTTGATGCAGCCCACTGGCAGTCGGAACCTGAGCCACATAGGTGAATCAGACACCTACCCGACCGGCCACGGATGCGAGATGTGCAACTGATGAACACCGATGATCGTTGCGGCCGGTGCGGTCAACCGTTCAAAGACGGGGAGACAGTTATCGACACCCTTCCCCCAGTGCACCACACATGCCAAAACCTGGATGCCTCCGAACGATACAGAGCTGCCCGAAACCCCAAGCACTAGTAGATACGCGAAAAGAGGGCCGCCCCGCTTGCACTGGAGAGTTGTGCAAGCGGGGCGGCCACGTAACCTCTCCTGAAGTTCGATGCTTCACGAGGCGTGGATTAAGCCAGGACGTGAATTAACAGCGCGACGATCATCCCCGCGACGACCGCCAGCCACACCGACCGCCACAACTCCAACTGCGGATCACTCATCGTCTGATTCGTCCCAGTAACGATTCACCAAACCGTCCGTGACGTACCCCGGCTGCCCTACCGGTGTGATCACCGTCGTCGCGCCCAAGTCCATCCGGTCGCCGGTGATCCGCTCCAAGCCGGCGACCACAACGTAGTGCGCGACCTGCCAGCCTTCGCCCTGCGCATCCAAACTCTCTTGGATCGCAGCCCGGACAGGATCGGCCGGCCTCACAGCCGCATCCATTCTTTGAGCGCGTCCCACAGGAACCCCACCGTCACACTGTGGTCCAGAAACGTGCACACTCGAACGTTCACATCACACCCCTCTCACAGCGCTCATGCGTTCCGGCTCGATGGACAGTCGTGAATGCGCCCCGCAGTTGGTGCAGCGGCGCATCGTGTACGTCAACACATTCGCCACGTACCGCCGCGGGATCACCACAGTTTCACCAGCGCACCGGTTGCACACCATCAGCTTGTCCTCGCCGTCAACGAACAGTGCGGGATGGTTTTTGATGTGTGGCCGCAGGAAGTCGTACAACCCCTGCGTGGCTACCACATCGCCAGCGCAGTACGACACCAAGCGTTCCCGATCCGCGGCGCTCTTCCCTGTCACGGCACGTTCCATCGCGCCCCGGTCATAGCGGTCAGTTTTGGCGGGCAGGCCAACGATCTGACAGAACGCGTCCAAACCTTTGAATGGGGCACCGGATTTGAACTCGCGGCGTAACACCTTCAACGTGTCAACGGTTTTGAACGGAGGCAGCGGAGGTAACCCGGCCTCCAAATGCAGATCACCCTTCAGCCACGGCACGTCAGCTTCGTCGATGTAGTGCCCGACAACGATATCCGCTTGGGATAGCAGGTTGTGGACGCGCCGCAGGAACCGTTTGCGTCCACCTTTGTCCCATTCGGCGAGCTGGATAACCTCGGGCTGGTCATACCACTTGGCGCACACAATCGTGGTGCGCGGCATGCGGGTCACCGTCTCGTACTGCACGTACCGGTTCTTCAGGTCTCCCCTGCCCCACCAGTATTGTTCGGTGATTCCGGGGAGCCGTTCAACGTCGAGGATCAGGATTTTGTTGCGCACACCTTCGGCGATGCGCACCTGACGCAGGTCGCTAGTCAGCGACATGATGGTTCCTCGCGTGGTGCCGCCACGCTTGCGCGTTCATGTCTGGCATACCGTGTTTGACGAGGACCCGCAACACATCGGTGAACCTAACGTCGCCGCGTTTCGCGGACTCCACCGAGGATTTGATCTCTGCACGTTCCTGCTTCGACCGGGCACCAACCCAATCACATGCGGGGCAGGTGCGGGGCTCCAAACCTGCAAGATCGGCCAAGAGTGACATTTGGTGTTCCCTTTCCTGGTGTTTCACCGGTCGCGTCGCTTGTCGCCTTCGATGCGTTCGAGTCGTTCGGTTCGCAGTTCCTCCCTCAACCCTCCGATGTCCCGTTGAATCTGTTTGAATCCGTCCCGCACCAGATCGCGTATCTCGTCGAGGTCGTCGCGCATGTTGGTGTCATGGGTGTTGACGGTCTGCTCGTGAATCTCATAGGTTTTCGCGTCGATCCGTCTGGCACGTTCCCGGCCCTTGCGTTGCCCTCGAACAGTGAGGACACCGACAATTCCCGTTCCGATAGCTGCGATCGTGGAAGGTAAACCGATGATGAGCAGTCCTATCAGGTCGATACCATCGTCAGGCTGGTACGCGGCGTCCACCGCCTCGCGCACCGATTCCCAGATCATGCAGCAGTGACCGCTCTAGTCGCCGACGCCGTACCGGGATTGCCGCGACGCTCCGCGCCGATAGACATCAGCAGCGATACGACGGCCGCACCGCCGGACACGGACAGCACTGACACCCAATCGGTGGCGAGTAAGTCAACCGCGCCCGCGCCGAGTGTGGCGATCGCGGTTTGGGCGAACGTGCGGGCCGCGCGTTCGGCGGCGTCGATCCAAAACGAACGTGTCAACATCAGGTGGTCCCCCTTATGTGCGTAGGTAGTCGATGGCAGGCTGGACGTTGTAGTCCACGTGCGGGCCAGTGCGTTTCGCGAAGAACATGCCGGCGTCCAACAGTGCCTTGGTGATCGCGATCGCCTCCGGTAGCGGTGCCTGCACAAGTTCGACCACTTGGGCGAGTAGCGAATCAGGTCCGGTGAACAGGTCCAGGTCGCGCACGATCTGCCATATGGCGTTGCGGACCTCTTGTGTGTCACCGGGTTCGGTGCAGGCGTACAAGTCGCCTTGGTGTGCGTAGTCGCGCCACCACGGCGGGGTTTCACGCATGCCGTTCGATGAGACGCCTTGGGTGTTGGATGGTGCCATTGGGGAGCCGCCGTGATCAGCCCACACGTGACCGAGTTCGCGGTTCGGGTTGCCCCACGTCACGGCTTTCTCGATGTGCGGTTTCATCCAATGCAGGGAGCCGGTTTCGGGTGCGATATGGTTCATCCACAGTTCGGAAACCACTACCGCGCCTTGGGAGTAGCCTGCTAGCGCGGCGCCGTGGGTTTCGATGCGTTCGCGCCACCGGTTAGCTTGGTTGTGGGTTTCGGTGATGGCGGCGGCAATGGATTTGCCCATCGGGAATGGTGCTGCTGGGTAGCCGATGGGTTGCCACAGGTATTTGTCTTCGACGGCGCGGGCGGTGTCGGCGTCGGGGCCGATCCACCAGGGAACACCGGTGCCGCACACGGTGATCAGCACTGGCCGGGTGTCCACGACGGGGCGCGGTAGGTAGCCCATGACGTACTTGGTTTCGGCCCCTACAATCCCCGGGATGTACAACCCCGCGCGCAACTGTCCGGCAGCGCTATATCTGGCTTGCATCTCGGCGACCGCGGCGGTCATCTGCTCGTCGTAGAGCGGGGTGTCGGCCAAATCGCCCGCGTAGGAGGCGAACTTGCGCCGCATGAACGCTTTGATCTTGCGGATTTCGTCGGAGCTGTCACCGAGCCCGAGGCCAACGTACTGCCCGTCGATGCGCATCAGGATTTGTCCTTGACGTCGTAGCAGCCTTCGACGCCGAGCTTTTCGCCGATCGCGCCAAGTACGTCCACCACCGTCCGGCCGCCGAGCTGCGGCCAGCCATCCAGCGCGTAGCCGCGCTGCTGACGCAAGGTCTCCACGGCGAGTTCGCGATCGGTCCAGTCGTCCGGGAAGCGTTTCACCTTCGGCGGTTCAGGCTCGGTCTTGCCGCCAGCCGCCCAGTGGTTGACGCGTTCGGTGAAGTAGTCCCACGGGAACCAGTCTCCGACGTCGGTGTGAGTGCCCCACTTGAACACGTCGGTCACCCACCGGTGGTCCGAGATGCCAGGTCGTCCATTCACGTACGGCGGGGGCACGACGAGCGGGGTGAAGCCGTACTTCTTCGCGTCCTGCACCGCGAGGTATGCGGCGACGTCGATCGCGTTGGACTGTTTCATCCACTGATCCCGCGACCAGGCAGCGCGGGACCCGGCGAAGCACAGGTTGATGCTGATGCTGTTCGCGTTGCCCACAGACCAGGCAGCACGGTCGGTGTCGACGCAATCGACCACCGTCACACCACCATCGGACGCTTGGGAGATCGTGTAGTGGTACGAGACGCCGTTGCCGTTCTGGAACCACTTCGCCAGGTTCTCGGCGGCAGCGTCCCCACCACCACCTTCCTGGGTGTGGATCAGGAACATAGTGGGCTTGCCGCTGCGGGCACTGTTGTTGGCCGACCAGATCGGAAACTCGTTATAGGCGGGCCGGTTTTCGGTCACAGGTTCCTCCGGTGTGGTTTCGTTGAGGGCACGTCGCAGCACCGACCAGGCTTCGTCCCATTTGTCGGCGTAGCGGTCGGGGTATGCGGATTGCTGGACTCGTTGCGCGAACTCGCCGGCCAACCTGGGGTTGTTGGCGGCGCGCCTGTAGTCGTCGGAGAGTCGTTCGAGGAATGTGTTGGCTGCTTGTGGCAGGGTCATCATGTTTTCGGGTGTGCCCCACCAGGGTTCGCCGTTGGGTCCGGGTTGCTGTTGGAAGTAGCCGGAGGAGCGGTTGTCGTCACTGCGGGAGTCGTGGGGGTAGTTCTTCGTGGCGGGCACGCGGTCGTTGGCGGGGCACCACCACTTGCGGTCATCGCCGGTGCCGGTGCCGACCTCGGTGGAGATGGTCATCAGGGCGATGACGGTGGCGAGTTCATCGAGGCCACGGGCTAGGGAGACGGCGTGGACTTCGCGGGCGACTTGTTCGCGGGTGCGTAGCGGGCCTTCGGGTCGGAACCAGGTGAAGCTCATGCCGCCCTCTCGATCGGTAGGGGTTCGCCGCCGTCGCCGTCCGGACCGCCGCCTGTGATTGACGTCGGCGTGACGTGGACCTGGATGTAGGACGAGCCGTCCTGGTTGTGCACTGTGAACCCGACGCGCAGTTCGAGTTCGATCTCCATGCCGCGGTAGGTGACCTTCATGGCTTGCCGCCCAGCAGGAACGGGAATCTCGGCAGCCGGCCGATGATGTTGATGACCTGTTCTGGAAGGTTGGTCAGGTCGGGGAGTTTCGCGACGATCTGATCATCCAAATCGGACAGGTCGGGCAGGTTCTCGGTGATCCTGTCGGCGATGCGGTCAGCGATCCTGTCGGCGAGCGGTCCGAACAGTTTGAGCAGGATGATTCCGAGACGGTCCATGTCCGGGGTTCCTTTCGGGCATAGAAAAACCCCGCGCACCCAAGTGGGTGGCGGGGCTTTTTCTGGGGTGGGTTTAGAAGTAGAACAGGGTGTCGCGTTCGATGAAGAAGTCGATCGCTGGATGTCCTGTGGCGAACATCCACGAGATGAGTCCGGTGAGGGCGACACCGCCGAGGAGTCCGGTTCCGATCGCCCCCGCTACTCGTTTGGTCATGACAGTCTCCTGACCGTGACGCGGGAGGTGTCGATGAGGTGTTTGCGGCCTTGGTCGTCAGAGACGGTGAGGACGGTTCCTGAGGTGAACAGGACGGTGGCGTTCCAGCCGGCGGGTCCGCGGGACTGCACGTGGATTTTCATGGCCGGTCACCAGGTGTCGGTGGTCTCGACGTGGTGGCGTCCACCGCCGCAGCGCTTCACGCAGTGCTTCACGGTCTTGAGGCCGTCGTCAGTCATGACTTTTTTCACGGTGCCGTCACCGTTCATGACGGGGCTCCACACGGCGCCTTGACCACCGGAGCCGGTGGCGCAGGCGTGTTTGTAGATCTGCCCGTGTCCGGTGCCGTGGTTGTCGCAGTGTTTGGGTGCGGCGTCTGCGACGGCGGGCGTGAGGAGTGCGAGGGTGAGGGCGGCTGTGATGGTTGCGATGGTGTTGCGTAGCATGGGTTGGCCTCCTGTTGGGGGTGGGCCGCCTGGCGGGGTTCGGTTTCTCAGGCCTTTCGCCCCGCCGGGCGGTGTCTCAAGTTGATAGACCGCAGTCTAATCACGTTTGACCACGTGCACAAGTGTTTCTTTGAGATACACTTCTAGATGTGACAATCATCGACCGCATGATCGCCAACCGGCAGAAACGCGCCGCGACCACCGCAGAGCTTGACGCCGAACTGGCTTCCCTTGTCTACGAGGCGATGACTGTCCACGGCATCACATGGCACGACATCGGGCGCGCCCTCAAGCTTTCCAAGCAGCGCGTGTATCAACTCCGCGCCGCCGGTGACCCAAACCGCCAGTAGCGGTCAAGCCCATTCGATCAGGACGTAGCCGTCACCACCGTCGCCACCGTGGGCCGTGGAGGACCCACCGACACCGCAGCCTCCGCCACCTCCACCGCCGTACTTGCCGCCTTTGCCGCCGTTACCGGTGACCGGGCGTCCTCCACCACCACCAGCACCAGGATTACCACCGGTTTGATCGACGGCGTCGCCGCCGTCGTTGAAGCCGGAAGACGACCCGCCTGCTCCGCCGGTGCCGTGGGTGGAGTTGCCGCCTCGGCCGCCGTCACTTGGCGTCTGCGACGAGGAGTACCCGCCGCCACCGCCACCGCCAGCACCGCCGCCGTCCGGGTTGTCGACGCCCGCGTTACCGCTACCGGTGCCGCCGCCGCCGCGATCCGACCCGGCAAGAACGGTTGCCTCAGGAACTCCGTTTGTCAGGGATGTCCCGCTGTCGGTGTTCCCGCTCCACCCGGAGCTGGTCCCGCCGCTTCCACCGCCGCCGTAAGCGGCTCTCAGCAAGACGCTCCCGGAGGTGAATATAGAAGGGGTGCCTGGGCTACCCGGCTGCCCTGAGCCAGATGTGCCCGACGCAGGCGACCCGCCTGAGCCGCCCAGGCCCCGCTGGATGCTGTACGTGCTGCCCATCGATGATCTCGGAACCCATACGCGGGGGATCTTTGAGCCGCCTCGTCCACCGGACCCGCCGCGTCGGGTGGTCCCGGAGGGGCCTTTGTAGCCTGCTCCACCGCCGCCGCCACCGCCGACTAGAGTCACCCAGGCGCCCGAAGCGCCTGCGGGAACCGGCTCGTCGATCAGGTCCTCGTAGCCGGGGTCTTCGCTGGAGATGCTGAACGGGGTGAACGTGGGCCACACCTTGTCGTAGCTCGTGCCGTTCCACGTGTACAACTCAGCATTGACGAATGCTGTCCCGTTCCACACCTTGAAAGCAGACGGGTCAACGAACGATGAGCCGTTCCAAACTTTCACGGCACCACCACATACAACACACCCGCCGTGCCGGTACCGGGAAGCGTGGTTCCCATCCACATGCCCTCAGCGGTGCCGGACTTCTGCACCGACCCATCAGCCTTCGACAGCGAAGCCTGCACATTGCTGGACAGTTTCGACGCTGCGATAGCCGCGCTGGTAGCAACCTTCGCGTTCGTAATCGCACCGTCTTGAATCTTCGCCGTCGACACCGAACCATCCGAAGGGGTCCGCTGATCCGACAACCGCGAATCATTACCTGCACACACCGTCGACCCACTGTTACCCACAGGGATACGGTCGATGTTCAACGTGCCCGACGTGATATCGCCCGCCGAATGAGCATGCGACGACGAGGCTTTACCGTCCAACTGGGTTTGAACGTTCGAGGTCACACCATCAAGGGTGTTCAGTTCGGTTGTGGTGGCGGTGATACCGGCGAGAACGTTCACCTCATCGGCCGTTGCCACCACATCCTCGACATCGGCCAACAAGTGCGTGTGTGAGGCGTCTGCTTTGCCGTCGGCGAGACTATGGGCGTCGGCGATACCGTCCTCGATATGGCTGAGGCGATCCGCCGACAGCGGAGTGTTCGTTGAGGGAACGTTCTCCCACGTTTGCTTCGTGTAAGCCATCATCCCTCCTCTAGGGTTGCGCCCGTAAACCTCTCGGCACCAGGCACGAATAGCCATCACCCGGCAACACCGCGAGGGCGGTGTTGATCATTTCGGTGATCGCCGAAGACCGATCCAGCACAGACACCGGGGGCTGACCCTCGGCAGTCACCTCCCATCCGCCAACCACGCGGGCGGCCTGCACAATCAACGTGCCGTCACGGTCAAACAAGCCCATCATGTCGTTGCCGAACGCGACGATCTGATGATCAGTTTTGATGTTCAAAACAGTTCCCCTATCCAGGATTTCAGGCGACTATGCGGGGCGTCACGGAGATGCTCGCCCCCGAACCGGACACCTCCACGTCACCGTCGTCGAAAGCTTCCGAGCCGACGAACGTGCCCGACGAGCTGGCCGACCAGATGCCGCCCTCCACGTAGGTGCCTGCCGCCACGGAGATTTCAACCTCGTCGCCGGTGTTGGTGCCCGTGGAGCCCGACGTCCACGACGTCTGCTCCCGCGCATATCCACCACCCGTGGCTTCATTCGCCCCGGTCGTGCCAGCGGCGCCAGTATGAACACTGATCCAGTCGCCAAGAGCGGCGATAGCGTCCGACGCCGCCTTGTGTGTTGCGTTGGGAATACCCATGATTGTTTCCTTTCGAGTTATACCGGGTTGAGGGGAACAGCCATCGCGGCCCACGTGCCCGACGAGCTTGTCGCCGTGAAGTTCGTGGCCGTCGTCGCGTCGCTGATGGTCAGGATGGGGAACAGGCCAGAGCCCGAGAACCGGTTTGTTCCGCCGGAAGGTGTAAATGTCCGGTTCCCAATGTTGGCGAACGAAACGACGACTCGGCCGCCTTCTCCCGGGGCGGACGCCGACAAACTTGCCGAACCACTGTTTCCGTATGACTTCTGCACGGTGCCGGTGGCGGTGGCGTTCAGGTAGGAGGCGGCGACGGCCCCCACCCACCCGAAGCCGGTGGGCTTGTTGACGGTTATTTGTTTGGACCCGCCAGCAACGCCATGAATGACGTACAAGTGTTGGGAACCACTGCCAGCGTTATTGTTTAGAGCCTGGCTGCCGATAAGTGTCATTGTCGATCCGTCGTAGGTGACGGAGGCGATCGTGTCGCTGCCCTGTACAACCAGTGACACCAGTACCGACGCTCCGGCGGTCGCGGTGTGGTTGAACGAGAACGTCGAAGTGGCTTGCTGCGACATGGTTACTGCGTCGAACTCAACGGGATCAAGCCCGTTGTGACCATCGCCGTCCATGCCGATAGAGGGTGTGAGTTCTAGACCGAACTCGCGGTAATACCGCTCCGCGCCGGACATTCCAACCTGTGGGAACAGTTCGAGCCCGAAGCCCTTCGTGAACCCGAGTGCGGTACCCATGCCGACCTGCGGGTCCAGTTCGATACCGAACGACCGCGCAAACTTCGGCGCGGCCTCGAACCCCAGGCTTGGCGTGAACGACAACCCGAAACCGGGAGACTGCGCGCGCGGCGTCGGGAACAGCGAGTTCGACGGATACAGATCCTCGGACGGGAACACCGGCTGAAACGCTGACGGGCCGCGCATCGCAATGTATGGTGTGAACACCAACCCGAACGACGCCTTGCTGTGGCTGTCCGCCCTCATGCCCAGCGAAATCGGCACCGACAGCCCGAAGCCCACGCGATTGTGGGCCACGGCGGCCATGCCCACCTCGGGAGTGAGGGTGACGCCGAACTCTTGTTTCGGACCGCCGTAGCGGAATCCCACCTCAGGAGTGATGGTGACGCCGAACGAGACGTGGGACTCAGCCCACCAGCCAACAGCCACGCTCATCCCCCAATCTGCAAGTTCACCGCCATGCCAGCCCACTTATTCGGCCGCGACGAGGTGGCACTCACCGTTCCCGTCCTGGTCGTCGTGTTGACACACAGGGGCGGGGCGATCCCCGACTGCTCCGCGCGCAAGCGCGCCCCCAGAATCGTTGTGAGCTTGGACGACGACACCCCCCCGGCCCCGGCCGAGAACGCCTGCAGCGTCACCCCGCTCGGTACCGTCACCGACTGGCTGTGCGCGGTGCCGTTGCCGTGCGCGAACGTGGGGGTTCCCACGGACACAACATCGTTGAACGAAATGGCATACGCACTCACCCAGCCCGGGCCGGTGGCCTTCATCTGGCGAGCAACGCCGGAGCCTGCGTTCTCCATGCGGAAAATCGCCAGGCCCCCATTCGCCGGATCGCCATCGTGCGAAACGGACCCGAGAAGTACACCGCCGGCGCCGCCATACGTGGCCGACGGGGCTGAGCCCGCGCGGTCCCACGCCACCACCGCGAACACCGTGGCCCCCTCGGAGGCCTTGAAGTTCACAGTGGCGCTACCGACACCAGCCCCGGCCGACGACACTGCATCGAACCCAATATCCACCGGCTCCGGCGGCACCGGCCAGTTTTGGTCATTCGTAATCGTTCCGGGATACAGATACTCCGCCACCCGCACCCAAATGCGGGTATACCCCGCGGCCGGGGGGTTGGAGGTATTCGAGTTCTCGTGCAGCGTGAATGTCGCACCCGAGTCCCGCTCAAAGAAGATCGTGGACGACCAGCCACCCGAAAATAGTCCCGGGTGCCCGAACCACGTTCCGAACGACTCTATCCCGTACCCGTAGTAGTACTCGGAGGGAATGTAGAAACCGTTCGCGTACTGGTCCCACCCTGTGGAGTGCTTCCAGAATGTTGACAGCCACGCCTCATACGACTCCGGTGACAAGCCCATGGCGTTGTCGCGCAACGCTTCCGCGAACTTCGTGTAGTCGTTGATGTTCGTCGCCAACGCGCCGGCAGCGTCGAGGAAGTTCGGGTTGAACATGTCAGCGATCGACGCTGGCGGCGGAACAGGCCCGATCGGCGGCCAGGACGTTTCAGTCAACCCCAACGGGTCGATGATGTCTTCTTTGAAAATCTGCTTGATCGGCCGGTGTTCCGGGTCAACGATCTCCAGCACCATGCCGATCAGTGCGAAATTCGAGTTCGTGTACAGATAATCGGTGCCGGGATAGAAGTTTGACGGCCCCTTCATCGTTGACAGGAAGTCCTTCGCGCCCGTCCACGGCCACGTAGGGAACAGCGTGACCCAGAGCGCGTTGATACCCGCCGTGTACTCAGCGATACCCGACCGCATCGACAGCATGTGGCCCATCGTGATCGCCGTGCCGTTCGGGATGCCCGGAACGTACTGCTCCAGCGTGTCATCCAGGGTGATCAACCCCTTGTCGACGGCCTGGAAGAACGCGATCGCGGTGAACATTTTCGTGGAGCTGCCCATGCGGAAATGGTCATCCAACGTCAACGGGCGAACAGTGCCGCCCACGGTGGTGCCATACGCTTTCGCGTAATTGCCGCGCGGACCGGTGATCTGCAACATCACCCCCGGTTGGCCGGTCTCCGCGCGGGACTCCTCCACAATCAAATCCACCATCGCCTGATCCTCCGGCGACAACAAATCACCCGCAGTGTGCGCGGGTGTGGTGAACTCGTAGGTATCCGACGGGTCCGACAACCAGCCAGCGTTGTCCACCGTCTTCACATAGAACTCGTAGGTGGTGTTCGACTTCAAACCGTTCGTCCCATACGGCGGCAGCACCGGGTCGGGATTCAACTGAACAAAATCACCAGGGGCGTCTTTCTCTTTCGCGTAAACGAAATACCCTTTGATTGTCATACGTCTGTTGCTCCAGACCACGTGATCGTGAGAGTGCTGAAAGTTGAATCGACCAGCTCCACCAACGTTGGAGGCGTCGGGGGCGTCAGATCCGGGTCGGGATCAGGCAAAGCATCGGGCCGGAAGAACACCCAGCCACCACCAGGAGCGCCATTTCCGCCGGACTGAAAGGCCGCCAACGAGCCCTTGCCGCCGTTACCGGCACCACCAGCGGGCGCACCGTGGCCGCCCATGACCTTCTGGTCAACGCCGGCCACATAGTCCTGCCCATTGAACGTGAACGTGCCCGGACCACGCCCAACAGGTTTCGACAAGAACCCTTCGGCAGTGCCCGCCGCGCCACCTTCGGCGACAATGGAATACGTGTCGCCACCGGGGGTTGAGATAGACAACGTGGTGTTACCACCGGCGGCGCCGTCACCCGGGCCACCAACACCACCAGCACCAGGGTCGAGGGTGATGATGGCGTTGTCGCCGAAATGTTCACCCCGAACCCAGATGGTGGCGTTGAACTTCCCGGGCTGGCCTGCCTGACCGTTGATACCCAAGGCCCAGCCCTGCGCACCGCCACCACCGCCACCGACCGCAACCGGATCGATGTAGTTCACCCAGTTCGGCACCGGGAACACCGTGGCCTCGGTGCCCAGATAGATCTTCAACGGATCGTGATGGTCACCGCCGGAACCCGTGTCCACGGCGATACTCACCCACGGCACATCACTCGAACGAGTCACCGACGCTTTCGCGATAGAAGACGGGGGGCTGTTCGGCGAGGTGTTGTTCCGTGTGGCGGCCAGCGAAACGATCTGCGACGTCGGATGGTTCGGCAAATCCGCTACGCGGCCACGCACATAATGCGTACCGCCAACCGGCACAAGCTCGTAGGCGTACGCCTCGGAAGCCACCACCGCGATCGGGTCAGCCAACTCGTAGGAGATGAACTCCCCGGGCGCGGCCGTGCCACCCAAAAGCCCCACGATGTTCGGGGAATGGTGCACCAGCGTCCAGTCGCCCGACGTCAAGTCAACTTTCCAGATGTTGACGTAGAACTCGGTGATGCCTGAGAGGCCGTAGCCGATCCACGACACCACGCCCAGGGGCATCGACTCTTCGATCAGGTCAACGCCGATGAGTGAGTTGCTCTGCGTAGCTTCAAGCCACGTGGTGACGTTCGACAACGGGAAGTTGGACCGCTCAGAAGGCAACAACCCACTATCGACGGGTTTGTTGGTTCTGATGCCGAGAACATCCCACGAGAACAACCCCAAGCTGGCGCGCGACGCGATCTCCTGAAGAACGTTGAACAGGTCCGCGATGCCCGCGCCGACACCGGGAAGGCCTACCAGGCCGCCGACGATGCTGTTGACGATGTTCTCGATGGTTTCCCGAAGATTCTCCGGACCCAGCATGCCAGCGATCGACTCGGGGGAGATGTTGCGCAACGCGTCGAACAGGTCCTCCAGCGTGTTCTCAACCGTCTGCACGCCGCCGCGGATAGCCGACACCACCGTGTCAATCGTCAACTGCACCCGGGCCAACAAGGTTTGCAAAATCTCCGGCAAGCCCTCAACCCACGACTGCTGAATAACACCGGTCTGCTTGACCTCGGCGTCATCCCACCAGAACGTGCCGCCAGTAGCGTCTTCCGTGACGACGAACCGGGTTTGCACGCCAGTCACCCCGGCAGGAACCCGATACTCCCCCGACAACTCCTTACCGGGCCACGCCAAATCTTGATCCTGCGGGGCATACGCATTCAAATCCACCGGGGACTGCGCAACACCATCGATGTACGGCACCACCTGCAACCGGATCGGCGCGCCGGTACCCGCATAATCCTCGTGAGACACGAACACCCGGGCAGTGATCGTCTGCCCTTCGCTGACCGCGAAGAAATCGCCAACATTCTGCCCCGACCGCAGTGCCTTTAACGTGCCGTCGGCAATAACTTTCGCCGCGCCCGTACCATCACCGCTGCGAGAATGCGACGGGTCCACCACCCAATCCGCATTGCTACCGACCGACCCCTCAGGGAACTTCGGGGCAGGCAGAATGTTCGGTGCTTGGTTTGATATGCCACCGATAGGCAGGATCGTCAACAGACTGGGCAGCAGGTTCCGCAGCGGCGCAAGGATGATGTTCACCAACTGCGCCGCAGCCTGAATCGGGTTGAAGTTTGGGCTGTTGAAGTCGATCGACTGGAAGAAGTTGCGGATGTTCGTGAAGAACTGGGTCAGTTCCTCAATTCCGCCACCAACAAGACCGGTGATCGCCTCGATGATGTCCCCGAGGATGGGGATGTTCAAGGCCCAGTCGCGCAGCTGGTCGAACGACGCCTCACCAGGGATGAACACCCCAGCGACCGCACGCACCACCCACGCCAAAAACTGCTCGATGAACTGCTCACCAATCTCAAGCAGCTGCTGAACAGTGAACGGCCGCTGCCACTGCAACGCCGACTGCTCCGGGTGAATACCCGGCTCAGACGGCACCGCATGAGCCCACTCCGGCAACGGATCAAACGATGACGTCATGACAGCGGAAGAACCTCAACCGAAAACATCGACGTAGACGCAGAAGTCGTGTACGTCACCGACCCCGCCTGACGTTCACACCGGAAATAGATCGTCGCCGGTGTACCGGCCGCCACACGGTCAAACCCATCCGACGAACCCGCCGCAGGTCCCGCCACCAGGATCAGCCGCTCCGATTGCGCCACACCGGGGCACCGGCCGATCACGTTGCCGCCAGTCTCACCGTTCAAACGGGCCACAAGATCAACCCGAACATCGGCTCCCTCACCGGTGACGACCGTGTAACCGGACACGCGCGGCCGCCAATCGAACGGCTGCGCCGGGATCGACACCTGGGCCAGAGTCGAGTTCGCATTACCCGAGGAGGTGTTGTTGATCGACGCCGGAACATACCGATCCCCCACACGTTGCGCCGCCAACACGAACCCGTCAGCGGTCGAGTTCACCACCGGCACCTGCCCCGCGACTGGGGACGGGTCCACATCCGTTGGGTCCCACACCGACTCACCATCATCGCCCTTCGCACCCGCGTGCAGGGCGAGGTTCAACCGGTACACGCCAGGCGTGGACGTGGACGGCGGTGTTATCTCGGTAAACGACGCCTCCGCCGGGGTTGGGTCGTCCGGGTCCAGCTCCGTCAAATTCACCGTCGTATCGAACGTGGCCGGAACACCCGGATCACCCTTCTCGATCGCGGGCACGCCAACACCGATCCCGCCCTGCGGCCGCAACTGGAGGATCGCCGCGCCAGCAGTCGGATCGACAGGAATCTCCACGATTCCCTCAAACAAGTAATGAGTCCCAGCGGGGTTCAAAGGCCACGACATTAGGGCACGCTCCATTCAATGTTGGGCGAGTTGCAGAAGAAATAGGATTGGGGACGCTTATCCCTGAGGTGACAGCGTGAGAACCGACAACGTTTCAAAAATCCCCGTGATGAACCGCTGATGCTTCGCCAGCGGGGCCTCCGACTTACGGCCATCCCCCATTTGCAGGAGAACCTTCCGCTCATCCTGGGTAACCCGCCACATCACATTCTCGATGTAGTCAGTCACCATCCGGGTACGTGACATGAACACCAACGACATCAGACCGCCGCGAAAAACGTCACGCCCCAACGCATACTGGGCACCGTTACGGAACTGCACCGTCGCCGTCGTCTTGCCCTGCGAATCAAACAAAGCATTGATGAATGCAAACACCGTTTCGATGTTGTACGGTGCCGAGGCTGTCGGATAGAACCGCTCGATCGCCGGGTGGTACGGGCCAACATCGTCACGCCGGTCGTAATGTTGAATCAACTGGAACGCCAGGAAACTGTTGTTCAGGAACCCCGACAGCAGATCGGACGGTATTCCGGTGAATCCGACGACAATCATCAGCGAGTCGATCAGCCATGCGAAGGTGGCATTCATCAGGTCGTTCAACCACTTTGGGGAGCGGCCACCAATGATATGCTGCCAACCCTCCGGTGTGTGATCGGTGATCGTGCACGCATCGATACCGGTGTCCTCACCCGGCTCAGGCGCCACGAAATACGCGTACGGCTGCTCAAAATCCACACCCAACGCCGGCGCATAAAACACGCCATCCATGCCGGGAACCTGCTTGATGACAGGTTTGAAAATGTCCCCTAGCGACCCGCCCAAGTCAATCGTGGTGCGCAGCACCGAATCCAGCACCGTCTTCGTCGGGCCAGTGATCTGCGACCTGTCCGCCGTGGAAAACACGTAGGTCGGCTGGTCAAGGTTCGCCCACCGGTCAGGCTGCGGATCACCCGGCAGCCACAAATCCATACGCGTATCCACACCGTACGACTGGGTAACGTCCTTGATGACGGCCTGAACGGTTTCCATCCGCACTGTCCGCGCGACCATCGGCGACGTGTCCAGCAGCGGATTGGTGCGTGACACATACACCGGGGTTCGCAGCATACGGGTGAACGCCTTCACCGACAGCCCGTCACGCGACAGGGCTTGCAGCACGGTGCCGAACCATGCCCGCACATCCGGGTTCAACGACAAGCCGTTGTTGATGAACTCCAGCCACCCGGACTGCAACCGCAGAGCGCATTCTGCGACCATGTTCTCCACGACGGTTTGCAGCGCCCACACGAAGATCGCGTGCGAGAACGGCTGTGCCTGAATCGGCAGCCACCACGACGGCCAAATCACGTAGTAATTGAGGATGTCGCGGATACCGCGCAGTTCAGCGGTGCCGGTCCATGCGCTGTCGCGGTACTCGTAGGTGTGGTTCTTCGTGTAGAACGCATACCGCAAACCGGCTGTCTCGACGATGACACCGACCATCGTCTTTTTGCAGTCCATGAACAAAGGGATGAGAGGGCTGTTCCCTTTGAGGACGATCCGGCCGGTTTCAACATCGTTGCGCGGGTCAGCACCCGACGCCTCGATCAGGTCGCCACCGACAGCGCCCATCGGCTGCCAAAACTTGTCGCACACCGTGAACCGGAACGACGTGTCCACCTTCGATTTGCGTTCTGTCAACGCCCGCGCGGTTCGTGCGATCCTGTTGGGGTCGCCGGACTGGAGGGCGGATTGCCATGCGGCGGTTTCGCGTTCAAACTTCGACAACCGTCATCCCCTCCTTTCCTGGTTCACAGGCGCGCCACAAATTCACCCCTCACCGAGGTATCGGCCGGGGCTTGCCACTCCAGGGGCTACATCGGGTAGCGGCGCAACGGAGTCCCCGAAAGAATCACCTTCGAGTCAGCGTTGCCACCAACAATTTCTGTCTTCACAAAGAACTGCTGCGCCGGTTCGCCAGGAGACTTCGCGGGGATCGCCGCGTTCTCACTGAACCGGCCCGACAGGTACTTATAGAAGTTGCCCTGCGGGGGAACAATCCCGAACATTGAACCGATCTGATCGGTGAATGCGTTCCGTTCCGAGAAGAACGTCAGCAGTGTCTTCACCGCCTGTTGGAAGATGTTCAGCTCCTGCGGCGACGGCGGCACCGACGTCAAATCCTGCACAAGCGTGGTCTGTGAGCGCGGGTCGGTACGTAGGAACACGATCTGATTCGGCAGCAGCGGGCCGAACTCCACATACTCATCCGCACCAGGACCGTCGTACAACCGGAACGTGCCCGGACCGAACAGGGTGGCATCCCAATACATCGGCTGGTCACCAACGTTCACCATCGGCACAAAACCTGATTGGGTGACGTTCGCGTTGTCGCCGGCGGAGACCTTACGCACCGGAGCTGGTGTCGCCTGGGTGATCAACGCGCCACCGGCCTGCATACCGAACCCGATGCCCCGATAGTCCGGCCCGAGTTCACTACCGGTGCCGGTTTCCTTGTGCGACAGGATCGGCAACCCGTTACGCAACACCTTGAACATGCGGGGATTACCCTCATAACCCGCGACCAGGGTGAACTTCTCCCCGATCAGCGGGGCCACCAGCAGCGGCCGTTGGAACATCACTGTCTGCGAGAAGTTGTTGAACCTCGACAGTTTGATCCAGTTGCCCTGCACCCGCATGCGGACACCGTTACCGTCCCAGTCGCCGTTGCTGTCGCGGCCCATGCGCGCCCACAGGTCATTCGCCCCACTATCAGGGACACTCCACTCCTGAAACCCACCAAGCACCATCGACACAACCTGGTTGTCGGTGTCAGTGTCGAAATCCTTGTACGGGCCGCACACCACTTCGCGGGTATCGGTGGTCAGAGGATCATCCGGATCGTCCCGCCACCTCGCCTGGTCACCATTGGCGTAAATGTATCCGCCGCCGTCACCTTCGTAGTACAGCGGCCAATCCGCGCCGAGGTCCTGACTGCTCGTGGTGTCGTAGTTGAACGTGTCGGTCATCGACTCGTAGTCGAACTGGAAACTCGCCGTGTAGTCGTAGGTCCGCCAGAACCCCGAATCGGCCCGCAAACGAAGACTTTCACGCTGCCGCTTCCCGATCTCCAACGGTGCCTGCGGCGCTCCTTGGAACCACCTGACCGGTGCCCACCAATGACCCATGTCGTGGGTGAGGAAGTTCAGGGTGGATTCCTGTTTGGCGTCGATCGACGCGATCAGATCCCGGTAGACGCGGCGCGTCCACTTCGGCGACCGGCCACGGCATTCCACCCCGACCTCGACCTCAATCGGGTCGTAGAGAGCATCAATGTTGGTGATGCCGTCTTCGGTAGCACCCTTTTGGTCGATGTGTTTCCACGGCGGGACCAGTCCCTTAAGGGACGTGAGATGCACCATCTCGGGTGCTGTGACCCGCTCGGGGACCGCTAGCCCGCCCATCATGTGGAAGGTGATCGACTTGTCGTAGGCGTCGAGCCACATCATCGGTTTCTCACCCTTGGCAAGGTGGTACCAGCCGTGCGGGGTTACATCCGTTGCGGGGTAATGCTTCTTAGCCATTTACCCTCCCGGCATGACGTACTGGTTTTGCAGGTGATACGCGATGTCGCGGCCGGTGCCGTCTTCGGTGGCACGCTGATTGTTGACCGTGATGTTCGTGTCGCCCTGGTTGACTTGGGTTTGGCCCTGGCCTGTGGCTTGCGGATCAATGTCCTTGCGCTGCTGGGACGCCTGACCGGCAAGGTTCGGCAACGCCGGAGCCGCACCCGCCAAACCGCCCGCGATGCGGGTGATCCAGTTGTTGTTCGCCAAATCCGATCCACCCGTGGGCAGGAACGTTTCCATCAACCCTTGGGCGCCGATCGCGGCGACCTGGCCGCCGTACTCGATGGCACGGTTGATCAGCTTCACCCCGGTCTGAGCGGCCTGACCCGCGCCGGGTGCCATCGCATCTAACGCCATCCCGCCGGCCTGCACCGCCATTCCGAGCGCGCCGCCACCGTCCATGCCGATCCCACCGGAACCGGACCCCGCATACGGTGCGACGTTCGCGCCGATGTTGGTGGTGTTTGTTGGGCCACCAGTGAACAGTCCTTGTGGCGCACCCTGGGCCATCGGGCCGCCACCACCGCCGGTGGTGGGCAGCGGCGCCGGGTTCGGCGCCCACGCACCCGACGACACCGGGGCCGGACCTGGCAGCGGGCCGGCACCGGTGCCCGACGCGGGGCTTCCCGCTGCCGGACCGGTAGCCGTGGACCCGCCGGTCGGGACAGCCACACCAACACCGGCACCTTGAGCGGGCCAGTTCGTCACCGACACCGGCACCGGGCCACCAGCAGAGCCGGAGAACGCGGCAGCGGACGGCGCGGCAACAGCCACCGTCGGCACAGACACCGCAGCGCCAGAACCAGACGGGTTGATGTTGTTCGGGTTACCCGGCTTGTACCAGGCGTGAACATGGTCTTCGTGGTTCTGGGTCGGGCTGCCCCGGTCCTCCATCAGCCGGCCCTGTGGGCCGCGCCCGTAGCCGTAAGAGTGCCGGTCGAAAATCGCGCCGTACACATTCGGATCGTTGAGGACTTGCTGCAAAACCTGCTGCCCGACAGCCTTGTTCGGAACCATGATGTCCAGCGCACCGTTCTGATGCTCACCAAACGCATCAGCCGCGTGATCGCCCACTTCCAGGCCCATGTTCTTCCAGAACGGAATCATCACGTTGTTCGCGAAGTCGCGCGGTGACTGCCCCGGCGTCGCGGACGGCGAACCAGGGAGAGCCGTCATCGACACACCGGTCGCACCGGCTGACGGGTAAGAACCCCGGTCGTACTGGTTGTTCTGGTACTGCGGGCCGAACACTCCCTGCGCGCCAAGGACACCCATCAAACCGTGCCCGCCCTGGGTCGGGTTATAGGCCGAAATGGCCTGCAACTGCCCCAGCAACGGTGCGGCGGCAAGGTTCGCCACGAACTTCGTGATGTTCTCCGCGATCCCCGCCAAACCTTTCGAAATACCGAAATCCTGATCAATCTTGGCGCCGATCTGCCCCAAATCCTTGGCATGCTGATCGGTTTGCTTCGTCAACTTCTCGTACTGATTCGCGCGGGCATCACTCATGCGCATCTCGGCGGCCTGAAGGTCACGTTCCGCTTCGATCACATCGTTACGGGCCTTGAGCCGGTCCTCTTCGGTCGCCTCGGTGGACTGCTCCAACTGGGCTGCGCGGGCACGCTTCTCCGCCAGTTTGTGGCGGGCATCCAGATACGACGATTCAGCGGAGAACACGGCAGCGTCCTGCGGCATGCCAGGAATCCCCGGCGGCAACGTCGTGTCATACGGCACCACCGGCGCATCCGGCAACTTCGGGCCAGACGACGACGACCCGCCGGCACTACCCGCAGCGCCCGGAAACAGATCAGCCAACGGACCATCAGGACCCGCATCCGCAGCAGCAGCACCACCACCGCCACGGCGCCCGCGTCGGTCCTCCACGGAAACATCCAATGGAACCTGACCGGGAAGGTTACCGAACGGGGACGCTGGACCGTTCGAGTTCGTATCCGCAAGCCCCGGAATCGGGATACCACCAACCGTAGGCGTACCAGGCCCAGGCCCGCCGCCAAGTTGCGGCAACGGCGACGGTTGCGGATCAACCCCAGTGCCGCCCTGAATGTTCCGGTCCCACCACTCACGGGCTCTGCGCCCCAACTGGTCCGGCGTGTTCGAATGATTCCAATTCTCCGCGCCAGGAATCGCGTCCTGAATGGCCTGCTCAATCTCAGGGCCGTTCTGCGCGACCAGGAACGCCAACCACGCCGGGACCGCCACCCGCGACAGCGCAGCAGAGATTCCCTTAGCCGACTTATCGGCAGTCGCGGGAAGCCCCGCCAGGGTAGTGCTCACTGTTGAAAGGGATTGCGTCAACGCGGTAACACCGGCGATAGCCTTCCACGCCATAAACGCGGTCACTACATCACCAACGCTGATGCCTATCCGGTCCAGCATTTCGACCACGCTTGACAGTGCATCCCACAGATCCTGCGCAGTCTCGACCGCACCCTCGAACGCATCCTTGATGTCGTCCTTGTGGGCAACGATCCACGCGTTCAAGTCATTCAGCTTGTCGGTCACATTGTTGATCGACTTCGCCAACGCGCCGGGACCCTCAGTCGTGTCCAGCGGGTCACCGAACAAAGCCGAAATGAAGTTCGCCCCAACACGACCCACAGCAGCGTTCATGTTCGACAAGGCACCGTCAACAGTGTCGGCCAGCTTCTTCGACATGCCACCGAACTGGCCCTCAATCGCCTGCACAAGCATGCCGAACGAAATCGTGCCGTCCTGCGACATCTTCTGAATCTCGGCGCTCGTCAGGCCGAACTCTTTCTGCAACGCCGCCTGAACATTGATGCCACGCTCATTGAGCTGCAACATCTCTTCGGCCTGCAGCTTGCCCTTGTTGAACACCTGGTTAAAGATGACGGCCAGGTCGCCGAACTTCTGACCAGACGCACCGGCCGCGTCCGCGATCGCCGTCAACGCCGCCTGCAACGGGCGGCCCTGCTTCACCCCACCGGCAAGGAACTGAGTAGCCGCCTTTGCCGCCTCATCCAACGCAATCGGAGTCCCAACAACCACCTCGTTGATATCCGACATGATCGTCTTAACCTGCTCAGCGCTGTTCCCCATCGCGGCAAGACGATGCGACGTCGCATCAAGAGACTTGTACCTGTCGAAACCCTTGAACAGGGCAACACCGGCGGCGCCGATGATTCCTGTCGCGGCGGCCGTGAACGCCGTGCCCAACGCGCGGCCAGCCAACGCGCCAGCCTTCGACGCCGCACCCTCATACCCCGACAGGGCAGACGAAAACCGGCCCGACACAGGCAACGACGACGCAAGAGACGAACCAAACGACGAACCAAACCCCCGGCCCGCCGACACACCATTCGCCGCGAACCCATCCACAATGCGAGAACCCGCGGCCTTCGTCGCACGATCAACCTCACGCGACAACTGCTCACCAGCATTACGACCAGCAGCAGCAGCCTCCCGGCCCACATTCTCACCGATCGCACGACCAGCAGACGACCCCGCGCGCGCCCCAGCCGCCTCCATCTCACGCTCAATGTTCTTCGCCGCCACCGCAGCAGCACGCTCATCAAGACGGGAAATAATGTCCACGTAGATAGGCATCAGACACTCACCTCCCCGTCACCAGCCGAACAGATCGGCCTCAACCTCACGCTGCAACTCATGCGCCTCAACCGACGCACGCGCCTTCTCCAGCCGATCAACCGGATCCTCAAACGCAAACGGCTCATACACAGCCTTACGACTCTTCGACGCATGAAACGACGCTCGAAACCTGGCGATCTCGTTATACGTCTCCGCCGCGATCAACTCCGGCTCAGACCAACGCCCACCACGAACAGCCCGCGCCACCGCACCATCAACAGGAGCGAAATCCACATACAACTCCCGAACGCGTTCCTCGGCGTTGTCCACGAACCGCACCCCGAACAGGTCAAGCAACTCCAAACTGGACAGCCTGCCCTGATGCCAATCCGCAACACTCAAACCGAAGAAACGCCGCAGATCACTCGCTATCTGCCTCGGATACAGTCTCCAAAACCACTGGGCTTCCATCACTTTTCGAGTCGGACTCAGCTCGCTCCGCGATTGTGAAGCCCTGCTCGGTCCACGCCCGCCACACATCACGGGCACCAGCGGGACGCCCGTTGATCTTCTTCGACCGCAACACCTCGTAGGAGTCCATGCCCAGCACGACCTGAACGATCCGCACTTCACGCGGCGGCGACACACGCTTACCGTCCTTGTAGTACGGGGGGCCTTTCACCGCGCCGGGGCGGGTCTCCGCCGGCAACACCATCTCGTTGCCGTCTCGGTCCTTAACTGTCTGCTCCGGGATGTACAGGTCAGGTTCCCGGTCGTAAGTTTCGATCTCTTCGAGGTACGCCTCGTAAGCTTCCAGAGCGTCGTCGTCGAGCATCCGAAGATTCGGGTGAGGCGGGATCGACATCGTAGTTCCGTCGTCGAACCGAAGGACACGATCAGCGAACGGCGAATCGAACTCGGTGGCCTGTTCACGCGCGGCGGCACCATTGTTCTCGGGTTTCTTCACAGACATCAGGGGCTTCCTTCAAAAAGGGGTTGATACAGGGGCGGTGGGCTGGCTTTGTGTGGTTGCCTGCCGGGTGGGTGCCAGCCCCAAACCAACCCACCCGGCAGGACGATTCACCGGCTAGCTGCCGTCCGAGTACTGCTCAGCCCAGCCGGGGCCACCCATCCACACATAGAAGTAGCCGGGAACCAGGGCGATCGTCCCAGCCGGATCGGGCCGCATGAAGTACTCATTCGGCAGCACCTTGTACGTCAGGTCCGCCGCGTCAGGATCGGTCTTGGAACGCTGCTTCGACGCCTGGTCGTCCAGCTTCACCGCCGGATAACCCTCAGCGCGGTAAATGAACCCGCCCGAGGTGCGGCGCGCGTACAGCAGCAGCAGCTGGTACTCCGCCGAATCCGCGTCCAGCAGCGGACCCTCACCATAGTCAGGGGTACCCGGAAGAGCCACCAACGGATTACCCGCGTTGTCGCACAACGGAAGTTCCGACTCCAGCCGGTGAATCAGCGGATCAGCAGTACCGAGCGCCACGAACCGCACCGAGTACGACTTCTCCGTCACCTCAGAATCGACCGGGAACTTCGACTGCAACACCATCAGATCGTCAGAGGTGACATCCGGTTCACGCTCCGCGCCACCATCTTCGGGGTTGCATCCAATGTGCCACCAGCCCTCATTCGGGTCAGTGTTGTATTCGTACTTGCCGTTCACCTTCCGGCGGATGAACAGGTCGTCGCGAAGCTTCCCGTCCTGCGCAAACGGCGACCACTTCACCGTCACGCAATCATCCTCGAACGGCGACATGTCCGTCGCGGCACCGCGGTTGTCACGAATGAAAACCGCCTGCAGGCCGCCACGCTCGATGAACGGCTTGTGAATGTCAGTGAATCCGCCGGCGCTCCAGTCGGTGCCGGTCAATGGCTGCGTCATAGGGACGCTCCTCTCATTTGGATAAGGGACCGGATTGCGAAAATTTCCGGCGAACAAAAAAGGGACCCGGCGTTACCGCCAGGCCCCTTTGACAGGGCTGAAACCTTCAACTAGATGTACTGAACACCGATCTCGTAGCGGCCCACATGCCGCACCAGGTGACCGTCGTCGTCATACTCGACGAGGACCGGTTTCATCAGCACACGCGCATAGTCGATACGCGCAACAACACCACCGCCGAGCGGTATCTCCACCAGCGGATCAGAGACAAGCTCCAACATCCGCTGATGCGTCAACTCGGCTTCATTCTCAGCGGCCTCATCAGACGCGGCGAACGTGTGCACCGACACGACAGCCGAATCGCTGCCCTCTTCGGGAACATCACGCCCATCGACACGACGAACCACACGATGCGGCAACGGATCACCCGACAAACGGCGAGTAGAAACCTTTCCCAGAGGGGACAGCCACGCCACCATCACACGATGGATACTCGGCGCTGAATCAGTCGCCATACGCGTTGCCGCCGAACTGTTTAGCTGTCTTCTGGGCAGGCGCGTACTCGTCGTTGTGCGCCGACCCGAACTCCACGAGATGCGCCTGCGGATCAGTCGCGCCGACCTTCCCGCGACCCTTGTTCGTGGACCGTTCCGTCACCTGAACAGAATCACGGTAAGCGCCGGTGCCCACGGGAGAATTGTTCTTCCACGCGTCAACAACCTCGTCCATGAACTCGTTGACGCCCTGATTCACCTCAGGCAGTTTGTCGAAATCATCAAGCCGCACACCGAACTTCGCCAAAGGGTTCTTCCTCGTTGGACCGTTAGCCACGATTCATCACACCTTCCGCAGCTCCGCCACCAAACCCGGCGCCCAACCGTGAAAACCCATGTTCCAGTCACGAACCGCAACCACATCGAACACATCTGACCCGTACCCGACACGGTCTTTCACCTTCACCGGCGAACCGGGCGGCAAGTACAGGTCAACATCGATCGTTTCGGTTTCCACAATCGAATACGTCCCCACCACCTGCACATGCGGGGCAAGTTGGATCACTGGAACAGACACCCCGGAACCGAACTGGGGAACCGTGTTCCCCAAACCATCCGACGAGTCACCGACGTGCGGATAGTGCGTCACCGTGTACGGAGTAGGGAACGTCATAGCCTGTGAATCGTGATCGTAGGTGCAGGGTTAGCGAACCGCTTCGCATCTTCCAACTCGTCCCGGGTGAACACTGCCGTCCCGGACACCCACTCTGCATTCCGCTGGGTGAACGGCCCTGCCGTCAGCGATACCGCCTGCGATGAAACCGAACCCGGCGTCACCGTAAGGTGACGTGCAGCGACCGCAGCCACAAACTCTGTTACAGAGTCGGGCACACCTCCGCCAACATATTCGACGATCACCACTGTGCCGGTAACGAGTGGACACCCATTTCGGGTGACATCCACATAGTTACCGTCTTGGTTGAAGGCGACTTCTTCTCCACCGGTAAGCGTGACTGCTTCGACTTCATCCACCACACCAGGAAGCCACACGCGCCCGTTGACGACCTGCGCCCGCACCCGAGTGGCCCCGGTGGTGAACACCCGCCCGGTGACGCGCTGGAAGGTGTCGCTGACACGTCCCAGCACGCCATCCACACGGGAAGACTGCTCCGGTGTGAGCGCTGCTGCGCCCGGTAATCCAAGCGCAGCAGCAACGTCATCGGCGGTAGCAAGCAACATCGCTGTGGCTAGCTGCCCGTCTTATTGAAGACGACCACACCAGACGGGCGAACAACCTTGCCGCCGTACACGTGCAGAGCGCGGATACGGTCTGAGAAGCTGTCCTGGTCGCGCAGCGCCTCGACGGTGTCGATCTGCGACACATACGCAGCGGCCGACGGATGGAACGCGACGAACTGCTCATCGTCGGTGTCCCGCAGGTTGTTCGACTCCACGATCCGGGCACCCAGCAGGTTCCCGATGGTGCCCGCGCGCAGACCAGCAGCGTCGCCGGAGGTGTCCGCGCTGGTCAGCTTCGACCCGGATGAACGCAGCCAGTACGCCATCTCCGCGTTCACGACAACGACACGCCCAACGTTCGGGACGTTCGCCTTCGTCAGCTCCTTGAGCGCCGTGGCGATCAGGTCGAACGCATCATCAGCGTCCGTAGGCGCCGAACCGGTAAGCGCGGTTCCGTTGTCCACCAGCATGTCAGCGATGAACTTGTCGGTGTCGGTGGCCAGGGCCGTGGCACCAGCACGGGTGTAGGCCTCCAGCGAACCAGCGACCTGAACACGGTCGATGTCATCGACGAGGAAGTCGATCGACTTTTCCTGATCGATGAGCAGATCGACGCCGGTGTCGGAAATCGCGTCCGCCGAGGTCTGCCGGCCAGCGGCCTTGTAGTCCTTGACGGTAGGTGCGACCACGCCAGCGATGTGGACCACGTTGCCCTTGTTTGCGATGCCCTCGTACTCGCGGTTGACGAGGTTGGCGAAAACGGTCTGGGCGGTCCACTCCTCCTGGAGCATGTCCGACCAGAGTTCTGGAATGAAGTTGTTGAAAGCCATTTTTGGCTCCCTTCTGTGTTAGTGGAGTTCTCCACGTAGATAGCTGTCGAGTCGGCCCTCTTCTCGCGCCTTCTTTCGCTCGGCAGGCGGCAGCGCCGCATACTCAGCCGGTGTGAGAGGCTTCGGGCCTTCAACCTTCTTGTCTGATGTGACTTCCGACGTCGGCACGGCCGACGATGCCGTTTTGGCCTTCAGCGCTTCTTCGATCCGCTTGTTGACGAACTCGTTCCACCGGTCGGCGGATTCGCGCATCTCTTCTTCGGTGTCGCCATGAATGAACTCCGGATCGACTTTCGTTTCACGCGCCACATCACTTCGGATGCGTTCACGCTCAGCCGTCTCGAACTTTCGTTCCAGTTCTTCGATCCGGGACAGCGGGTCGTCGCCGATCTTTTCCTGCGACTCGCGCCATTTCTTGGCGTCCGCGAAGTTTTCCTTGGCTTGCGCCTCGTTCTTGCGGGCCATTTTCTTCCAGAACTCGACCGTCTCGGTTGGTTTCGGAGCTTGCGTTGGCTCCTCAACCGTGGCGGTTGCGTCCTGGTCGACTGCCGGTTCCACTGGCTCCGTTACGGCGCTGTGTTCCGACGTTTCTGCTGTCACATCATCAGACATGAGGGTTTGTTTCCTTTGCGGATGGGTTTTCTTTGTGCCATGCCCCGTTACGGGACATGTGTGCGTTATCCAGACCGCCGATGGTGTCAGCGCTGGATGCTTTTGGGGCCTGAGAACTTCTGGTCACGCCATGCGAGGACCGGCCCAACCTCGCCGTGCTCGCGAGTGACGATCAACTTCCGGTAGTCAACGGCGCGGCCGCCGCGGTCCGCGATATCCGCGAACGCCTTCACCTGGTCATGCGTTTCGTTGAGAAGTTCCGTGCTGATTGTGTCGAAGTCCATCCCCGGGGGGATCACGTCGATATCGCAATCGCAGCCCGGATGAATGGGCATCAGCGAGTTTTTGCGGTACCGCATGGTTGATGCGATGACACACAGCGCGCAGTTCTCGTTGCCGGTCAAGACGCGGCGGTAGAACTGGACGCCGCTGCGGGCGAACGACGACCTAGCTTGGTGCGTCTTTGCAAGTTGCAGGTCGGTGCCCGCCAGGTTCTCGATACGGCGCTGACCGGCCCGGAGTGCCGCTGCGACGCTCTTACCTTCCGACAGTGCCGTACGTGCTGTGATCACAGGCCGCGCGTACACATTCTCCGACGGCACACCGCGAATCTTGGAGACCTCGACGGCCTGCACCGGTGACTGCTGGGTGACTTCTGCGATGTACACCGAAGTCATGGCAGCCATCGACTCTTGGGCCGCTTGGACAACCGGTGCCACCGAAGATGTCAGCTCTTGCAGTCCACTGTCAGACAGCGTTACCGATGTCCACGCTGCGGACACATATTCGAGCAGTCTGCGCCTCAGTTCAGCGGTCGCAGCCGCATACTCAGCGTGATCCATCTTCCTGGGGACGCTGGGCGAACAAAGTTATCTGCTCACGCGCCCTATCAAGATCGTCCTGCTTGATCTGATCGGCGTTGTAGTTCAGGATGTTCCGCCGGATAGACGCCCACGACTCGCCGGCCGCCTTAGCCAGAGATGCTGCGGAATACTTCTCCCCTAGCGTCACACGGTCAGGCGACTCAAACGACACATCCACTGTGTCCTCAACCGATTCGCCCTCAATCTGCAACGCCTTAACCAAGATGGCCTCAAGACCGATCTTCGCTATCGACAACCGATCCTCACACTTGAACAGGAAGCCCTTTTCAATGTTGTGCGCACCCTCAGCTGACTGGTTCGCGCTGTCCGGCATCAGCATCGGCAGCGGAGTCTTGGTCGCCGACGACAGTTGTCGAATATGCTCCTTGATCGCCGACAACATCGGAGTGAAGTCGTTCGTCTGCGATTCCCAGATATCAACCCCAGGGGGCAACTCCCACAACGCTCCCGGCGCGGCCTCAAAGATCGAGGCGTAGTCGATCGCGTTGCCATTCTCGTCAACCTTCGGCAATACATGCTCCGTCGACTTCAACGCCCGCTGACGGAAAGCCTGGATCGCCATCGTGGACAACAACTGAAGCTCAGCCCGGTTGATCCGGTTGATGATGTCAATGTGAGGCTCCACCTCGCCCATGCCATCAGGGTTCTGGTACACCACCACCGGCGGCGGCGAACCGGTCACTACAGCATCACCAACCGGAACCCACGAGTCTGAGATTCGCGTCACCAGCCTGCGCCGGGACGACGACTGCACAAAGCACGGACGGGCGAACTTCTGCCACCCGTCACCCGACCACACAATCGCAAAATCCGACTCGGCATCGAGGTCCCGCCACCACCGCATCGCAGACCTGATCCGCCACGGCTGCAACGGGTCAACACTGACAACCATCGTCTCAGGAGAATCAGCTGTGATCGTCGCCGTACCGTCATCACGACGCCAGCACGTCAAATACGACTCGCCGAAGTCCAGCCCATACTTGACCCACTGCTTACACACGGAATCCATGCGGTTATCCCGCCAAATGCGCCGCGCCCGCAACGCCAAATCACTATCGGCAGAACCACCAACCGTGATTCCATTCGGGATGATCCGGTCAGCAACAGAATCCCGCACCATCAAACCCCAGTTGGTGCGCGCCTCACGCTGAAACGAACGCCACGCCGCAGACGTGTTCCTCGTCAACTCAGGAAGCGGAGCATCCCCATTGGAGTAACGCGCCAACAAACGCACCCGCGACATTCCGTCGTCGATACGCTTCGTCAGCACCGGGAGCCATTCCGCTGGCGTTGAAGCAGTCAACAGCTGACCCCCTCTCTGTCTCTATCTCGACTAGTAGATCCGTCTAGGCGCAAACACTTTCGGGCGCGGATGCGCACCATCACGACGCGCATCAACACACGCCTCCCACGACAACATCCCCGCCATCGCAGCATCAAACTTGTCGGCCAAACGGCCATCCTGCTTCTGCATCACCCACAACGGCTGGCCCGTATCGTCCACCAGCTTCAACTCACGCCGCCCCGCATGACCCATATGCTCAACAAACTTCGGCCGCCACACATTGGCAGCCAGCACCGCGTCACCAGTCGCCAACGCATCGGCATAACCCTGCGTCGCAGCAGCAACACGCCTCAAACTGCCGCCGCCGCCAACAGCCCACTCCACAACCCGATCCGGGAAACGGCCCGCCCACGCGGCGATCGTCGAATCCCAGCCCCACGGGTCGCAGTACATGCGCCACACCTCAAACCGAGACATCATGTCCACAACGAGCGCAGTCACCTCATGCTCAGGGACTTCCCACTCTTCGACGTTCTCGGGCCGCTCCCAACAGCCCAACAACATCTGCCGGCCCGTCGCAATCTCAGTGACCACGACAGCCGTCGCATCTCTCCACCGCGACCCGTCAAACCCAGCGGTGACGAACGCTCCATCCGGCACCGTCTCATCGCACTGCACTAGGCGCGTCATATCGAACGCCTGAGAGCCAGACTTACGCCACCGATTCAGATAGACCCGCTCCCAGTAAGCGCGGTCAATACCCGTGCGGTCGTAGTCCTTCGCGATCCGCTCAAACTGACCCGGACCCCACTCCCCAATAGGGCCAGTAGCATCCGCGACAGCAGCGACACGCTTCTCCACGGTGGACAGATCATCATGCTCATCACCGGCCCAGCGCCGAAAGAAGAACAGCGACGGGTCCTGCCGCTCACCCCTGGCGATAGACTCCGCCTCGGCAAGCACATCCTCTTCGATGCTGCCCTGCCCCGGCTGCCCAGCCGTAGACGTGTACAACGTCCACGGGTCCTCCATCGGCCGCTTCGGCATGTTCTGCAACATCGTCTCGTGCGCGTCACGATGCCTCGGCATAAACAACCGGTGCGGCTCATCGAAATGCTGAAACGTTGTCCGCGCGCCATCACGAGACCCCGGAGCATTCGACACAGCAACAGCGAACCCATCCTCACCACCCGAAGGTGACAACCGGACGATCCGCTCCTTACTGATATCAAACAGATCAGCATCAGGGCCGTTCTCCAGGATGTACTTCAGCACACCGAACGCAAGCTCTGACACCTGTTCCTCGGTGACCGCCATCATCGGAATCACAGGAGAACGAACCGGACGCCCCACCGGATTGCCGGCAGCATCAAACCCGTCACACCGAACCGGCGCCTCCGGGTGCAGCTCCACACCGCAAATCCACGCCGCGAACTCGGTCTTGGCTACACCCTTCCTGAGTTCGACGCCAGCCCGCTCGAACCGCCGACGGCCAGCCAAACGGTGCCCACGCGGATACAGCTCATATAGGCGATACACCAGCGCGCGCTTCTCATCATCGAGACGTGCGGCCTGCCCCGACAGTGAGCCAGGGCCGAACACCATCCGATCCTCAATGAAGTCGCACACCTGGGGACCTAACGTAGGAAACGTTAAATCCACAGGAGGGACTTGCAAGACAGCCATAAGGCCGTCAGGTCACAAGCTTCAAACGAGGATCGTCACCAGGCTCCGGTGGGCACACCGGCGCAGCCTCCGACTTCCGCCGCTTCGACCCCTTAGCCTTCGAATCCTCGGTCGCCTCAATCTGCCATTCCAGTCGGCGACGGGCCAACGGATTCGTCCCATAATCAGTGTCGGCCTTCTCCAACCGAACCTGAGCCTCCGCCCGCGCCTTCGCATTATCGGCAGTCCAAAAATCGTTATAGAGCATCGCCACACGGAACAACCCGTTGATATCCGAGTCTGTGTATTCCGGGGCCATCGGCGACGCCCAAATGTCATTCCACCAACGCACCGTCAACGGATGCCACGCAACACCATCCGGCAGGTCTGGCGCCACCACATCATGATCCGCCGACAACGTAGCCCGAGTCGAAGACTTATTGCGACGAGCACGCACAGAAGGATCTTTAGGTACAGGTGGCATGACTTCCTCCCATTTCGGGAATCAACAAGTGTTGGCGAAAACCGCAGGTCAGACCCCATTTCGGGGAAACCGCGAAACCCCCGGGTTCCGTACAGACCAAAATCTGCA